CGTTACTCCCCAAACGCGGCGCGGGCGGCGTTGAGGGCGCCGATGCCGGCGTCGTCGCGATATTCGAGCATGGTGTCCATGTCGTGGTGCCCGGTCTGGGCCATCAGGTCGCGCTCGGCGGCGTCGGCGCGCAGGGCGGAGGTGATGCCGCCGCGGCGGGCGGAGTGACCGGCATAGAGGGAGGGATCGAGCCCGGCGCGTTCGGCGGCGTCTTTGATGGCGCGAACAATGCCTTTGTCGGTAAAGCGCTCGTCGGCAACTTTTTTGTTCCAGCGGCCGATCGGCCTGAAGAGGGGGCCGTGCTTGATGCCGCCGGCCGTGAGCCAGGCGCGCACGGCGCGCACCGGGCAGAGCTGCGCGTTGACCAGCAGGGGCAAGTGCTTGGTCAGGCCTTTGCCTGCCTGGTCGGTCTTGGCGCGCCGGACCAGGACCTTCAGCCGGTCGCTTTCAAACTCCAGGTCGGCCACGTCCAGGGCGACGATTTCGGAGCGCCGAAACATGCCGCCGAAGTCGAGAATGAGGATGGCGCGATCGCGCACGCTGATCAGGTCGCTGCCGGGGGTGGCGGCGATCATGGCGCTCAGGACGTCGAGGGTCAGGGGCGCTTTTTTGTGGGGGCGCGTGCCGTGGTCGTGGGCGATGCCTTTCATCGTCGCGTGGACGATTTCAGAAACAGTCGGGTCGGGCAGGTTGGCGATGCGGTGGGCGCTGGCGATGGCGGCCAGGTGCACGCGGAGGGTGGAGACTTTCATGCGTTGATCGGCCAGTTCCGAGATGTAGTCGGCGACGGTTTCCGGATCGGCGGGCAAGGCGCGGACGCGATCGAGGCGGCAGGCTTCTTCGAAGTTGGCCAGCGCGGCGCGGTAGATTTTGAGGGTGCGCGGCGATTTCGAGTCATGGATGTAGCGTTTGGTGCGCGGGCTGACGGCGCGGGATGAAGGGCGGCTAGTGGTGAGTGCCTGGGTCATGTGTCAAATCCTCTTTTTGTCATGTCCGACAAGGGCTGTTTTCGGACATGAGACGCTATAAGAGTGTTGCTAATTCCAGCGCGGAATCTGTTACGAATCCTGGCAGGCAAGCGACATACCTAACATCTGCTGCATCGATCACTACGCCACCACACTTTTCCGCTGCTTTCGCCAGCGGTTTGTCGCTATCCCACGGAAAGCCGCTGAAGTCGATATTCTTGGGAACCCATAGCCTGCCTCGGCCTGGCCGCCCAAATCGACTCCAAAACTCATCCTTGATGTACTGCGGGATTGGCAGTTTATCAAGGACAGGTTGCAGTTGTTCGCAATCCTCTTGCGATAACCACCAAATGAGGACTATATTCATACAGAGCCTCCATTGTGCCACCGTGCGCGCAGCGTGGTGTACCAGCCTGGCGGAATGGGACGGCGACGCAGAACGAGATCGACGTTGAGTTTGACGAGTTGCCGGCGCGCTGGAATGGCGAGCGCTGAATCGTCACGCTGATAGATCTGCCCGACCCACCAGGCGGGCGTGCGGTGGCCGTGCAGGCGAGCACGCCAGGCACGAATGATGCGACCGGCGCAGACGTCGTCCTGCCCCAGCAGCGACTGGACGAATTCGATCGCTGCCTGACGATCGGGCGTGTAGAAGGACAGTTCCAGCGCGGTGGACCAGGACGCGGGTTCGCTCATTGGAACTAGGGCTGTTACTTTCTTCATGATAACCTCCATTTACAGTGCGAGCGACGCCACGGTGATAATGATTACGCACAGGACCCCGATTGCCAGGACGCGACCAGATATCTCATCCCAGGGGATGCGGGCCTGGGTGCTGATGACAATCGCGACGAATAAGGCAAGGCCTGCGCCGATAATTGTTCCATCCTGGAGCAGCATGCCTATTCCCACCAAGAAGAGTGAAATACTGAACGGTAGGCCGTAACTGGTGCACCCTGGCCGGTCCAACGGCACGCAGTACGGGCACTGGGCATGGGCGTTGTGATTGTAGCGTCGGCCGCACGTCTGACAGCGCGGCGGGAAGATGTAGCGGATGGTCGAATCGAGCAGTAGGAGGACGAGCACGAGGCACGCCAGCACTGGCCAGATCAGTTGATCGTTCATGGGTTCACCTCACAGGATGCTGGTGGGCAGATACGAACCAGGCTCGGACGGCTTGTTGGGAACTGGTCGATCACTCGTTTGAATTTCTTCAGCGCGTTTCAGGAAGCGCTCACCGGCGGCTGTCAACTGGCGGCCTTTGCTGGTGACGAGCAGGAAGCCCAGCGACAGGAGAAACGGCTCGATGTCGTCGCTCAGGCGCAGCGGGTCGATGTCGTAGAGCTGGGCTTTGAGGATGTTTTCGCCGATGGGCCGGTGCTCGTGCTGTAGGACGCGCAAGTAACGGAGGTCGTCGAGCGTCACGCCGTTGGCAAAGCGCACGCCCCGGCCGTGCATGACGCGGCGGACGCAGGCGCGGATGTCGCCGTCGTCGGACCACAGGATTTCTTCGACCAGTTCGCCGGCCATGGCGAAGGCGACGCGCGGGATCTGGCGGCTGCAGGAGGCGATGGTCTGGAGCGCGGAGTCGGGCAGCTGGCCAAAGCGCCGGCGCAGCATGGTCTCGACTTCTTCCGTGGTGTATTTGCGCAGTTGGATTTCGATGCAGCGCGACCTGAAAGCCCTGTTTAAGTCGGCGGGCTTCGTGGTGGCGAATATGAACGCAGCCTGCCGGACTACGGCCACGCGCCGGCCTTTTTCGCCGTTGAGTAATAAGGTGCGATCGTCGGATTCGAGGAGCGTGAGAAACGCTTCCTGGGTGCGCTCGCTGACGAGGTGAACCTCGTCGACGAAGGCGGCGAAGGGCGGATACTCAATCAGCGGCATGCCGGACATTTCGCCGTTGGGGGTGGCGCGCACGGGGGGCTTCTGGGCCAGCAGCGCGTCATCGACCATGTCGAAGAGGTGCTCGCGGCTGCGGACGGCACGACCGTCGAGGCGCACGAACGGGAGCCCGAGCGCGCCCGTGATGCGCCGCGCGAGATCGGATTTGCCAACCGAGGGCGGACCGGCGAGCAGGAAGGTTTTGGGCATGGCGAGGGGCTGGCCGTCGGCGGCCTGGGCGAAGGCGACGACGAGGCTGCGCTTGATGGAGTAGACGGCGTCTTCGTTGGCGATGAAGCCGTCGAAGGCCTGGTTGATTTTGTGCTTGATGTCGAGCAGGTTGTCGTGCATGGGGGCCTCGGTAGGTTGGTAAATTGGTAGATTGGTTGATTGGTAATTGGAGATTGGGTAGAGAATGGCTATTACCGGAACAAGATTAAGCCGATGGTAATGGAATAGTCTCGTAACCAGGTTCAACCAATCCTCCGCGCACAGGCTCCATGTCATACATCTCTTTGTGTTCCAGCGCGTCTAGTCCTGCTGGCTTTAACCGGATGGGGCGCGCATATCTAGCGTCACTCCATTTCCCTACTCTGAACCAAGTCCGATGAGATTCTATCCAGTCCAATATCTCCATTCCATCCAATAAGCCAGAGCGCCATTCATCCTCTAATTCTGGACGACGCTCTTTGTTCCAAACGCACCACCAGAGAGGATGATGCGCTTTACATCGCTCCATAAATTCCCACTGAGAGTCACGCACATTGCGCGCCACTCTGCGGTCATCGTCGGAATTTAATTGCTTAGGTCCTGGCTTGGGATCAATCTTCTTCATGATTTCCTCCACGAAATCACACCGGACAATGTCCGTTACAATGATGGCAGCCGGTTGTGCCACTCGTCTGCGAGGGCGGCTTGTCGATCGGCGGCGTATTTCAGGATCTCGGCGGCGCGCTGTTCGCCCAGAGCCAACGCGAGGAATTGCTCATGGGGCATGGAGGTGGTCGCGTAATCGACGATGAGCGTGCGCAGGCGCTCGAGTTCGGCGGCCACCTGCTGACTGCCGGCAGCCGCGCGATCGACGCCGGCCTCGATGCGTTGGGTGGAAGTGTCCACCCGGTCGAGCACGGCGTTCCTTTGCTTGAGTTGTGCGCGCAGGGATTCGTTCTCCTGCTTGGCGTCAGCAAGTTCATCGATCAGTTTATCGATGGTGGTCTGCTTGACCGTGATCGTTTCTTTGTCTTTGGACATGAGAGTGCTCCTTCACTGTTTCCGCGGGAACACTATTTTCTGACCATCCCGGCCAGGGCCTGGAGGCGGTTGATTTCGTCGCGATCGACGGTGAAGCGGCCGGTGATTTCTTTGAACAGGCCGGCTTTGAGCAGGGCTTTGCAGGCTGAACGATAGCGGGAAACCGTGGCCGAGTCTGTGATGCCCCTGCCCTCCGCGATGTCCGTCGCACTGAAGGCGGCGGTGTAGCAGAGGCGGAAGGCTTTGCGGATGTAGGGGGCGGTGCGGCTGCCGACGGATTTTTCCGCCGCGGCGAGTTTGGCAGCCACGCCGGGAATGGACATGATGACCGAGATTTCGTCGGCAGGTTCGGTCGTCTCGGACTGCGGGTACACCGGCGCCGAGCGGGTCATCGTGCGGCGTGTGACCGGCGCTCGCGAGCGGCGTTGAGGCAGCGCACGGGCGCTGGATTCCACGCTATCGCCATCCGGTGTGCGCACGTCGACATCGAGTCCCCACTGCTCATAGATCAGCAGCCGCTTCGAATAGCGTTGGTATTCGTCGGGCGTCATGAGCACGTGATGCTCGCCGGCATTTTTCTTGCCGGTGATCTCGTAGGCCAAGCGGCCCAGACGCTGGCCCGCCTCCATATTGCTGCCGAAGAGAAAGTCGATCTCGATCACGCGCCGGACCGGGAACGACAGCCCTTCATTGCCGACACTGCTGATGACGACCGTGTCACACTCGGCAATCACGTCGAGCGGCCGTTTCGTCTTGCCCTGCACGAACGGCACGTCGAGGAGCCTGGCCATGCGCTCGCCAATGGAGAGATGATAGGTAAAGATGAAGGTCTTGCCATCGATGGGCTGCGCGCTGAGCGTGCGCGCCAGGCGCAACTTGGCAGCCTCGTCTTTCACGATCCAGACCGTCACCGCCGGACGCTGCGCGGCGCTGATGGGCCAGTCGGCGCCCAGCGGGAATCCGCACAAGGCGGGGATCAGATCTTCGTTGCCGTCCTCACGGCGCGGTGTGGCCGATAAACCGATGCGAGATGTCGCCTTGATGGACGTGGCCGACTCGATCGCGAAGTCGGCTGGCATATGATGGGCTTCGTCGAAGACGACCAGGGCGTACTCGCGATCGAGGTGCTTGCGCGCACCCTGATAGGTGCTGACGGTTACTTCGGCGGCCGCGCCTGGCGTCAGATAGAGTTTCAGGCGGGCCTGCCATTGATCGACCAGCGATCGACGCGGACACAATATCAGTTTATCGCCGTGCAGTTCGGCCAACGCCTGCAGGGCCACGAAGGATTTGCCCGTCTGCGGATAAGCGAAGACGGAGACGGCGCCAAATTCGAGGAAGCGATCGTAGTCGCGGCGCTGATGTTCACGCAATGCGAACGAGGCGTGACCTTGCTCGTCGCGCGCGATCTCGGGCGTGCGGCGCAGGCTGGCGGCGATGGGTTTGGGTGTGAAGGGCAGGAAGCCTTCCTCGCGGATGATGCGCCGCAGAATGTCGAAGCGCGAAGCCGGGCGCAGAAACAGCCGATCGCCTTCGCGCCGGGCGATGGCTTTCGCTCCCCCTAGCCGCTCGTAGACGGCGGCCGCGTCGCCTTCGACGACGGTCAGCGCGTTGCCTTCCAGGTTGGCTTTGAAGGATGGCGCCCCGAAGCCGAGTTCATTGACCAGCCAGTCGGGCAGCGGGTTGATGAAGTGAATGAACTTGGTGACGAGAAAGACGGAGTAAGCGCCGGCGTGCCGCACCGGCCAGCCGGCACGAAAGCCGATGAAGCGCGGCACGACGAGCTCATACTGCCCGTCGCCCAGAGGGCGGGTGAAGTAGGGCTTGTCGAGAAATTCTTTCAGCAGGTCGCCCTCGAAGCCGGCCAGCATGGCGGAGCGCGCGGCTTTGCGCCGGGCATCGAGGAGACTCGCCTTGGCCTGCATGGCCGCTTGAGCCAGGGCGTCAATGTCGGCGAGCGCCTGAGCGGATGAGTGCGTGGCGGCTGTGATCAATGTGTTGAAGTCGGTCATGATGTTCCTTAATGATTGAGTATTAAAAAGGGACTTCGTCCGGATCGAGTTCGAGCGAGTCGCGGGCCGCGTCGGCTTGAGTGGACGGCGGGTCACTATCGTCCAGGACGGTATCGCAGCGATAGCAATAGCCGTTTTCGAGCGCGGCGCGATCGTGTCCCAAGATACGGCACGCGAAGGGGCCGACGGCCTCGCGCAAATGTCTCACCCGATAGCGCGCACTGTCGATGAGGTTCTCCAGCCGAGAACCGGCGTAGCGATCACCCAACCACTCCAGCGCAATGGCCATGATGACGGATGGCAGCGAGCCCAGTGACCAACGCGCGTAAGGCAGGCCGTACCAGGAGAGGTAAACCTGGACGAGGGTAATAGCCTCGTCGTATCTATAGCCGCGGGGCGTGCTCAGGACGAATTCGCGCTCCTCGAAAGAACCGATACCGGGCTCGGACAGCGCGACGGGCCAGGTCACCAGCCGCTCGGGCTGATGCCACACGAAGGTTTGGCCGTTGATGTTGAAGCGGAAGTAGTAGAGGGTGTATTGGCGATAGATGCCGGTGCCGCCGCACTTCCAGCAGTCGTCGTCACCTTCACAGTAGCACGGTAGGGTTTGCACGTGGCGCGTCACGCGCGTGCAATAGCCGGCGCGATAAAAGTGCTCGACCAGATCGTTTTTGACATCATAGATCGCCTCGGCCAATCGGGAGCGTTTGTAAGCGCGCGCCATATGGTTGAGATGAAACATTGCCTCAGCGACGGCGAGCTGACGCTCTTCAGCCGGGAGGGCCGAGAGCGCGGCCTGAGCATGCTGCTCAAGCCGGTAGACCTCCATCCAGTGCGATAGTTTCTGATTCATGCTATTCTCGCCTCTCCAAACGCCGCGCCTAGACTTCCTGGCTTAACTCTTCTACGTCGCGCATAATGCCGCCGGCCTTGACGATGATCTGCTGCATGAGGGCATATTTGCGCTGCTGTCGGCCGTGCAGCCGGAAGGCCGAGCGGTACGAGGCCCGGATGACGGCCACGTCGATCGAAGTCACGGTGTAGCGATCGGTATTGCGCACCACCTTGTTCAGCCAACCGCTTGACTTGCCCAAATCTTTCTCCAGCATGGAATAGGTGAAGTCGTGCTCGATCATCCACTTCAAATGGGTGCGCACCTCGTCGATTTCTTTGGACGTGGCGGGCCGGGATGCCTTGATTTTGTTCGCAGCCTTCATGGGGCGCGAATGGCGCGAAGATGGCCGGCGGGAATGGCGTATAGATTTGCTCGCAGTGTTCGCAGTCATAGTTATCAGTCCTCAGGGTTTATGGATCAGGGATCAGTAATTAGTAATCAGTTTTCCATTCCCACAGGCCAAGGGCGCCTTTAGCGGGTATCGGCTGATCGAGCGGTTTGATGTCGTCGAGGATCCAACCGATTGGACCAAAGAACCATTTGCCATCCAGCGCGAGGATGGGATAGTTGGATGGTACGCTGAAGTTGCCGCGCTGGTCGATCCAGCCGATCACTTTCGCCGTGGCGACGACTGCGCCGCGCGTCACGTCCCGACCAACACGCACGCCGGCAATCTGGAAGACATCCCTGTAACCAGCTTGATCATCTTTGGCGCTGGCATGCAAGGCAATGGTTTGCCCGATGACGCTGGCCGGCGGCGCCCAGGTGCGATTCTCGATGCGCTTGCCCAGATGGAGAATGGCGTAGGTCCATGGTTGCTTGATGGATAGTGCTTTCATCGAAACTCATTTCTGTTTGTGCTGCGCGTTGTTTCAGGTTCGTCTGGTCAACTTGCCCATCACCGCTGCCTGGCCTTCGTCCGAACGCCGCGGGCATCGTCCTGCACCCAGATCCCGGTGCGCTTGCGCTTGCGCGGCGGGGGCCGGGACCCGGCCAGTTCCATCAGCCAGGCCACCAGCACTAGAATCAGCACACCCCACAGGATGTCACAATACAATGACGTCATCGTCTTTGGCTTGCCTGACCTTGATGTCCACGTCTGGCGGGACGACGCCCTGCCAGCGTGGAGAGGCCGATGCAGCGCCGGGCGGAGCGCCGGATAAGCCGGGCTTGGGGGCTGCCGCGGCGGGACGCTGCGCGCTGACTTTCAGGCCGATGCCGCGTTCGACGCCTTCGCGGTGAGCTTTGCCTTCGCGCCGGCCAACGATGTAGGCGACGGGCAGCAGCATGGTCAGCAGCGTGGCCAGCAGGCGATGCGGGTTGCCGGGTGTGTCATCGATGTAGCCGATGAGGCCGTAGATCAGCAGGGCGATGACGGCAAGGGCGATGAGCACGGCGATGAAGATGCCCATGAAGCGCCACATTTCGTCGAGATTGTTTTTTTTCATGATTGACCATCCTGTTGACTGACTGACTGAACGGCATAGGGGGGGGATCACCCCTCACCCACCTCACCCCCTGCCCCCTCTCCTACTGGAGAGGGGAGGATTGAGTCAGTCAGTCAGCGCTTTGATCGCGTAACCCTGCCGGTCGAGTTCGGAAACAATGGCGCGCGCCCGGCTCATTAGGCTGCGCAGGCCGTCGGTGCCGGGGCGTTTGGCTTCGGCTTTGTCCAGCATCTCGATCAGCGCGGGGCGGCCCAGCGGTTTGCCGCGGTTGGTCCGGGTGGCGTGGATGAGGCTGACGGCCACGGCCCGGTCGTCGAAGGCCCGATCGGCTGACTCCGGGATCTGCGGGTCGAAGTCAGGCCAGTCAGTCAGTTCGGGCTGTTCGGTCAGGACTCGGTCAATTTCGTGCGGCGAGAAATAGCCGACTTGCAGACGGGCCACACCGGTGGGCGAGATGGCATAGGCGTCACCCCGATCGCCCAGATAGTCGGCCCGGATGTCCGACCGGCCGGTGACGATGATGCTCGACGAGGCGTCGGGCACGTGCATGGCCACGCGCGAAGGCGTGTTGAGCTTGATGGCCGGATCGCCGAGAGTGGCGGCCGTGGGCCGCTGGGTGGTGAGGATGAGGTGCACTTTGCTCTCCCGGCCCTGCTGGGCGATCTGCTTGATCATCGCCACGATGACGCCGTCTTCGATGAAGGTGGAGATTTCTTCGACGATGACGTAGATGCGCTGTTCACGGCCGGTCATGGAGGCCTGCCGGCGCGTCATTTCGGATACGGCGTAGGCGAGCGCGGCGCGGGCGTCGTCGATGGTGGTCACCAGCGGGCCGATCACACCCGGCAAATGATCGAAGCCGCGCAGCGACTGGCCGCCCTTGCCGTCCAGCAAGATGATGAGATCGCCGTACTGGCTCAATTGAACCAGGGCGGTCTTGGTGGCGGTGGTCTTGCCGCTGCCGGTGGTGCCGGCGACCAGGACATGGGGCCGGGTGTCGTCGATCTGGAGCAGCGCCGTGCTGCCGAATTCCGTCATGCCCAATACGAACTGGCCCGAGTGCGCGGGGCGCCGGTTGAGTTCGGTGATGCGCACGTCTTTGTTGGCGAGCCCATCGGGCCACGGCGCTTCGATGCGGATGCGGCGGCCGGTCATGTAGACCGAGGCCTTGTTGAATTCCCAGGGGATAAACTGGGCGGCGGTGGCGCAGTCGTGCTCTGAGAGAAGGCGCAGCAAGTTGGCGGTGTCCAGTCCCGCGTAGACTTCCAGCGCGCCGGCGCGCGGACCGGCGACGGCCGTGGGCGGCTGCATCTCGATCGGCTTGCCGTTGTTCAAATGCCCGGCCAGCGCCGCATGATACAGGGCGGCCCCGCTGGTTTTGAGTAGTGCGATCTGTTGTTCGCGGCTCATGTTGCTCTCCCTCTCCCGTTAAGATTGTGCGCTTTGAGCCGTTTCATTTCCTCAAGCCGCGCCGCGCTGTCTGCGTTGACGGCGGCCAGCAGCGGCGGGTACGGCCCTGCCCGCACATCATAGACCGGACGCGGCGCGCGCAGCTGCTGGATAGGCTGCACCGTCGTGCTGCTGGCATTCGCCGTCCGTGGCGCTCTCACTGGATGGTTGAGGATGTAGCAGCCGCGGCCGTTTATTTCGTTGTAATCCACACGATAGCCAGTCTCGCCGGCGCGTTGCATAGTGGTCACGCGGATCTCATCGCACAGCCACGTCATGGTGCGGGCATCGCGTTTGGCGCTGACAACGGCGATAATTACGCCCGGCCATGTCTCGCCAAACGGCACGCGGGTTTCAATGCCATTGGCCAACAAGACTTCACAGATGATGTCGGCGAAGAGATCGTTCAGATACATGGCGTTTACTTTTTCCTGGCCGGAAGTGCTAGGACAGCGTCCCGCAAGCGCGTCTTTTTTTCTGTCGCTGCTTTCGCGTTAGTAGCTTGCCGCTTCGCCTCGCGCCGCTTGGCAGCGAGGCGTTCGCTCAGTATCCCGACCCAAAGGCCTGCGATAACGCCCTTGGGGTCTTCCGGCTCCCACTCAAATACCTTCATGTTGCCTCCTCATCGTCGGTAACGTGGTTTAGAATCCTACGATGCCGCCCCACGCCATCACGACGAATGCCACAAATAAAAAGCCGTATGTAATCTTATTCATGAATCGATGGTAAGCGCGATCATTCTTGGCGGCTAAACTGGCGGCGCGCTGCCGATCTCGCTCAAGATCGTATTCCGACGCCGAGTGGCGCGGGTATTGCCTCTGCTCCTCATCATGCAACATGCGCGCTTTGTGCCGCTTCCTTGCTTGCTCGTCAAGTTCGGTGCGCCTGCGTGATTCGGCTGCGAGTTGGTCGCTAACGCTCATCTGTCGTGACGCATAAAGCTGAGCGTCGATTTGGCTCTTAACTTGATTGGCATACTGCTGCTGGGTGATTCTGCCTTCGTACACACCGGCGCGATCGTGGGCGGCGACTTTAAGATATGCGCCGATTTGATCAGCCGGGCACGTAATCACGCGGCCGTCCGGCGTCTTGAAGGTTGTCCACTCGCCGCGTTGCGAGTGCTGCATCTCGCCCAAAGGCCCAGTCCGCTGGACTACCTTACCGGTGCGATGATCGACAACTTCAAATGTTTCTTTTTTCGCGCGATCAAAAATGCTCATGTTGCCCCCTGAACTGTTTCCGCGGGAACAGTCGATGGAGAATGCGCCGGGATGCCTAACGGGTGAGGCGCGGGTGTGGAATCACCACCACGCCGGCGCCATACGGACTCGGATTCGGTTCGGGATACGCGGCCGGTTCGACCTGAATGCCGTAGAGCCGGGCCAGGGCGGTCAGGACCAGTTCGGCGCCTGCCAGGAATTCGGCGCTGTGCTGGCCGGAGCGCACGACCAGGTCGATGGCTTCGAGCCGGTTGCGAAAGTCTTCGGGAAATTCCGGTTTGACGGCTCCGGCGTTGTGGTTGGAGTAGGTGAAGAGCATGCGAGTGCTCGCTCCCGTCTTTTTATGCTAAAATGCTCGCATGGCGCGTCCAAAAAGCTTTGCAGAACCGACAATGATTGTTTCCGTGCGCATGCCGGCTAGCCTGCACGATCAGGTTGTTCGGTTGGCTGAGGTTGAGCATCGCTCGCTGAGCCAGCAGTTGATCGTCTTGATCGAGAAGGGCTTGCAGGAGGCGGATACAAGTGCACGCCCCGCTGCAAGACGAACGGAAACCACGACGGTTTTTTCCATTCCCCTACTCACAGGTTGACGCTTCATCGGCGGGCTGAGAGGTTGCGACTAGCACATCCTCTGAACTCCCCCCTCCACGTCCGTTTAGACTCTCCGAGGAATTCGCGGCGAGCGCGGCCAGATTGCAGGCCGCATTAACGTCCCGGTCAAGAGATGAGCCACACTGCGGGCACGTCCATTCCCGGGCAGTCAACTTCAAATCTTCATTCTTGAATCCACATCGGTGGCACAACTTCGACGATGGATACCACCGGCTGGCAACCAACACTGTGCCGCCATACCACGCTGTTTTGTACTCCAACTGGCGGCGAATCTCATAAAAGCCGACATCGCTAATTGCCCGCGCTACATGATGATTACTGACCATGCCGCTGATGTTCAAATCCTCAATCACGATCACTTGCTTGGTTTTCACAAGTGACGTAGTGAGGTTATGAATGAAGTCAGCACGGATAGTGGCAATGCGAGCGTGCAGTCGGTTCAATTTTGCTACGGCGGTTCGACGGCGCTGGCTGTCCATATGCTTACGCGAGACGGACTTCTGTAGGCGGCGCATCTTGCGGGCGTGGCGCGCAAACGGTTTCGGAGCGTCAAAGATAGTGCCATCGTTGAGCGTGACGGCGTGCTTTAGGCCAAGATCGATGCCGATCACGCCACTCTTTTCAACGGGTGCGATCTCAACTTTGCACAGGCAGGAGATAAACCAACGCCCACCGCGCGTGCTGAGCGTCGCGCTCGTAACGCGAATATCAGTCGGGATGTACCCGCGCTCTTTCAACTTCAACCGCCCGACCTTCTGGATAGTCACGGACTCGGTAGTGACGCGGATCTTACCGAATGTAGCGAAGCTGCCCACGCCGTCGCGTTTTCGTTTGAATTTCGGGAAGCCAGCCTGCTTGCCGCGCCTCCCTTGCTTGATGCGCCGAAAGAAATGTTTGTAAGCCATGTCTAAATCGCGCGCCGCGCCTTCTTCGGTGCGCGATGAAATTTCGGCATACCATTCGAGATTTGGCTTGACTTCGGCGCGAAAGCGCTTGACGAGGTCGTAGGTCGAGGGGCGCTTTTCGCCTTGCTCGCGTGCGTTGATGCACTGAGCCAGCATCCAGTTGTAGACGAAGCGGCGCGCGCCCGCGTGTTTACGCAGCACAATGATCTGCGTAGGCGTGGCGTCGATTTCTACCTTGAATGCTTTCTTGACAGGCATATTCGTTTAGCCTTGAGTTGTTAGTCAGTTCAGTTCTTCGCGAAGATGTCCGGCGTCGCACCCGTCAAAATGTATTCTGCCGCCTGGATTTCCCGCAATAGACTTTCATGTTCGACATTGCGATAGCGCGGCGACACGTCTTTCTCAGGTAACATGCTTTCAGCCATGCTCATCAAGTGTCGCCACGTAAACAACGCTTGCCGGGTTTCCGGTGTTGAACTGGCAATGACCTTCTGCCAGAGCAGAGTCGCCAAGTCGCGGCCGTAGCGCATCAGAGCCTTTGTCTGTGGGTCAGTCAGTTTGGTGTCGCTTTCTTCGGTAGCCATTGCGTCGAGTCCTTTCATGGTAGAATGATCGCGGCAGGGAGATTGTCGAGTCGCCCTGCCGGGGGAGAGTGGTCAGAACACTCTCCCCGTTTTATTTTTACGATGTGCTAAAATGCGTTCATGGCACGACCTCGAATTTACGATGAAGAAACCGTAGTAGTCTCCGTGCGACTGCCGGTCAGTCTGCGCGATCGGATGATGCAGATGGCGAAACAGGCGAAGCGCTCGCTGAATCAACAGATGCTTTTGCTGATCGAGACCGGGCTGACCGAACTGGATGCAGCGGGTGGTACAGATGAACCCCGCGCTGCAAAACGCGGACGATCACGGAGTTCTTAGAGCGATCGTCGGCAGCGGCCAGCTGTTGCAGGCAGGCATCCAGTGTGACTGGAATTCGAATGGAAACCACGGTGGTCGGTTCTTTTTTAGCCATAGTATTGTAGTGTTTTGTAATATTTTGTAATATATTACTCTACTTCGCTTCGCTTGTCAATCCCCAGTTTTCTCCCGGTGTGTCAAGAGCCTTATGGGCTTCTCTCGCGGAGGCCTCCTCATTGACTCCGGTCGTCTCGGCGGCCGGCGCCCGATCGTGCGCGGCGTCCTGTTCGCCCCTTCTCTGGCGCAGAGCCCAGCGGGTGGCGTGGGGGCTGTAGGCGCGGTGGATCTGCATGGGGCTGAGCGAGGGAGTCTGGGAAAACGTCCAGGTGAACACGGCCAGATTGCCGACGATGTCCACGCGGGGTTTGTGCCGGGTGAAGGAGTCGTAGTAGGCGCGGGCCGGGCCGGTGAGGCGGTCGATCTGGGCTTGGTTGGGATTTGGGCGATGTGAGAGAGGCATGGTTAAACCAGGGCCTTTCCAAAGTCGGGGAAGGCGCGATGCATCCGACCGTCGAGCACGTGGCCGGCGGCTTTCTTGCCGACACGCACCATGAGGGTGTCATCGCCTTCACCGCGCCACGGCCGGGCATATTGCCCGGTGTCTGGGTGTTCACCAACCATGAGATGTGAGCTGACGAGCCATTCACCCCATTGCTTGAAGTGGAAGGGGATGTTCGCGAGTTCGCATTGATCGCGCAGCGAACGCGCCCAGGCGGGGTGCATCGGCCGGGCATTCTGGCCAGATTCGCCGCCCGCGATCACCCAGTCGATGGCACGCTCGCCGGGAAGGTCTTTTTCGAAGCCGTCCTTCATCCAACGCTCGCCGGACAGCATGTTCCAATGAGTCACACCGTCGCCATATTCGTCGCCGGGATCGACGGTGACCGTGAAGTCGATGGGGCCCAGGAGTGGCTCGCACGAGAGGAAGAGCAGGCTGGACGGGATCTTGAGCAATGCAGGTATGCGCTGGTTGGCCATGGGCTGATTCTCGACGGTGGTGCCGATGCGCACATGACGGCAGTCGGCCAGCCACGCCGCGGCCGTTCGACCGGTAGCACCTTCAATAAGAGGGACGACATACTCGGGCCGTTTAGTTAACAAGAGCCAGTCCAAGTTGCGGCAATCCTCGATCGTCTTGAAGAGGTCGCGGCGGTAGGTTTTCAGTTGCGGGTTGACTTCGAACACATCAGACAATGACGAACAGAACACGCGCTGGCGCGTGGGATGCAGAACGATGCGGCCGCACTCGGGGCAATCGATGTGCGTGTTACTCATGGGTCCGCGCCAGCCACAGTCGCACTCTTGCCAGTCTTGCTTGTTCCACGCGTAGGGCTTGCGGCGATTCGAGGCGGAGGTCAGGTGGCGGATGCCACGCGGTCCCCAGGTTTCCTGGCCGTGGGCGCGGAGCACACGCGTGGGGGTATCGACTTCGGCGTAGCAGTTGGTGCAGCCGGCCGAGAGTTTGGTGCAGCCGATCCATTCGTTGTGCGTGCGATCGGTCCAGGAGATGAGGGTTAGGTCGGCCATGACTAAGATCCTTGGTTCGGGACTTGAATGTGCCAGGTGTTGTGTTGCAGGTCCTGGAAGATGTCGAAGGTGCCTTCGGCGCAGCGCACGCGGAAGTTGTGACGGGATAAACGGGGACGGCCCCGGCGGGATTGGGCGGTGGTGTGACAGCGCTCCACGGCTTCGACGTTGTAGGTTTTTCCGCGCCAGACGAAGGTCTTGGGGAAGTAGCCGAAGCGCCGGGCGCGCATGGCGATCGGTTCGACGGGTGGTTTGCGGGATGTGGGGGTCATGATTTCCTCTCGAGCAATGCTGCGCTGACGACGGCGGTTCCCATGCCGATGGGCCATGAGTTGCCGACCATCTTCTTGCCCTCTTCATAACTCACGTCCGCGAAATCGAAATCGTCGGGAAACGAATGGGCCTTCTTCAGTTCCTTTAAGACGAGCATGCGGTAACGCCAGTCCATGTAGCCGATGCCGGGGATCACCAACATGAAGCGGTCTTTGGTGGTCAGGGCCCGTATGGATTGATCCAGACGCTGGCCGTCTGCCGCGGTGCCGTAATAGGCGGCCAGGAAAGCGATCGTGTAGCGGTTGCTGGTGTCGAGGGTGGGCAGTTCTTCATCCACCGATGATGTCCGATCGCGGTCGTCGTGATTGTGGTACTCGGTCAAATACGTTCCGACGACCGTCCAGTGCTCCCGGGTTGTGATGGACCGGATCGGGATCGTGATAGGCTGCGTATGCCGGCCCGTTTCCGGTTCGCCGCGATGGTCGGAAGGGAAAATGAAATGACTCTCGACGAGGCCGGGCCGATCGTTGGCGGTCTGGGTTTTCGTCGGCTCACGCGATGAACTCGGGTCGAGCGAGCGCCCGCCGAACCCCAGCATGAATTCCCGCGTTTCGACGACGCCCCAGTCCGGGTTGGTGGTGAGGGTCGGCATTTCTTTCTCGCCCGGTGCAACCCGATCGTCGCCGTTATAGTGCTCACCGGATACCAGGTAACTGACCTGCGCGACCAGATCGCCGGCACCGCGTTGGGTTACTGTGGGAAAGGATTGATCGATCGAATGAGTGCGCGGGGATTTATTTTCATGCTCGCCGAAATGCGCGATCAGGAAAGATTCCTCTTGACGCGCGATGACGCTGATCTTGTTGATGGCGCCGTCCTGGGTGACGGCCGGAAGTTCACGGTCGATGCTGCGGGGCGCACCTTCCGACTGCTGCGAGATAACGAAGTCGACCATGCCGATGGACGGCTGGGTCGTTATGGCGGGGACTGATTCATGCAGCCCGTGATTGCGCTCGTAGCCATCAATGCCGCCATTGTTCACGACGACAAACCCAATGTGCCCGCCCTGCGCCGTGATGGAGGGCAGCGCGTGGTCAATGGATTTCGTGGTCGAGGTGCCGTACAATTTGATAGCGAATTCTCTGGACTCCTCAACTGCTGAGGGATTGAAACGGACAGACTTCAGGATCAACTCCACAGCCTCGGGTGAAACACGGGCGACGTATTTTTTGTTCAACTTGCCGAGCGGCAGACCCTGCGCGGCGCGAATGGCCAGGTTGAGATAGTGGAAGCGGTGAGCCTGTTCGGCGTAGGGACTCAGGCGACCGCCCTTTTTGGCTTTCCTGGGCGTGAATTTCGGGAGGCCCGGCAACACGGGAAACTCCAGCCGTTTACCGACGAACTTATCTGATCCGGCCAGGATGCGCGCCAGGGTGTTAGGCACGAGGGCGCTGCCAAAGACCGGCTTGGTGGGCAGGTTGAAGTCAATAATGTCGCGGGCGACGGGCCAGACGGGCAGGCTCGCGTTAAACATGTCGGCGGGCTTATTGGGATCGCGGTGTGTGGGCTCTGGGAAAAATATTTTTCGATTGCCTTTCTTGGCTATGATCCAGAGACGCTCGCGGCTGGTCGGATCGCCGTACCAGCAGGCGGTCAACACCCGCCACTTGACGGTGTAATTCATGGCCCGCAGCTGCGCGATCCACGCATTGAACATCTCGCCTTTGCGGCTCTTGATCGGATGCCCGGATTTATTGAGAGGCCCCCAATCCAGAAACTCCTGGACGTTTTCGACCACCAGGCGCGAGACGTCCAGGTCGTTGAGCCAGCGCAGCACCTGGAAGGCGTCCATGCGCTCTTGTTCGTTGCGCTCCTTGCCGCCGGCTGCGCGGGTAAAGGGTTGGCACTTTATGCCGGCGGTGAAGATGTCGAGATGGCCGCCCGGCACAGCCACCTTGGGATCGAGGTTCTCCATCTTGTCGCAAAAGTGCGCGACGCCCGGATAGTTTTTGGTGTGCACGAGAATGGCGGGCGTCCAGTGATTCACCGCGGCCATATATTCAATGTAACCGCCAGCAGACAGGACCGACTCGATGATCGACGCCGTTCCTCCGCCGCAGCCGCACCAGCCATCGGCGCAGGCATAGCCGCGCTGGCCGGGCTTTTTCTCGAAGACTTTCCACCATCCGGGGATGTGGCCGAGCTCGACGGGGCTGAATTCAGGTTCAATGACTTTCGAGCGTTTTTTCATGACGGTTCCTATCTACTTTCCCTGCTCAAGCGCTAGCAGGTCGAACAGGGTCGGCGTCAGGACCTGCTGCTCAATTTGCTGGCAGTAGCGGACGCCGCAGGTGTAGTATTCGCCGCTTAGTTCGATGCCGTAGCCGTGGCGGTTCATTTTGATGGCTGTGTAGGGCACGGTGAACAGGCCGGCGAAGCAGTCGAGCACGACGTCGTCGGGGTTGCTGTAGAGGCGGATGACGCGCTCGACGATATCGAAGGGCAATGGGCAGATGTGATTGCGCTCGCGGGTCAGGGCCTGGTTGCTGTTGAGTGTGCGCATGGCGACGACGTCGTCCCAGACTGGGTCGTCTTCGCCACGGGTGACTTTCGGCGGGATGAGCATGAACGATTTGGGCAGCCGCGTGCGCGCCTCGAGGGCGTCGTTGATGGCGACGTGGCGTTCGTAATCGTAGGGCGTCGACATCTGCTCGGCGGTGAAGACATCGCCGGGATATTCGAGCAGCGCGATCTCTTCCGGCGTCAACGGCCGGTTGCCGTTCGAGCGCCAGAGGGAGTGGGCATCGATTTGCCAGCGGCCCAACGAGTATTCGTCTTTGCGCTTGACGATGTAATCGTCGGCATACTGGTCAGTCGATTCGGTAGGCGGCTTGCGGAACAGCAGCAGGTATTCGGGCAGTCCGCTGCCCATTTTGCTGGCGTCTTTCACCATCTCGGTCCAACCCAGGCGGTAGGTGCCGGCGTTTTCGCGGACGACGTCGGTCACGATGGTGCGGCGGCCTTCATAGAGGAAGCCGTGCCGCTTGAAGGCTTTGACCGTGTCGTCGCTGAACTCTTCGACTTCCATGAAGCCGCTGGCGGTTTGATAACTATAAAGAATGCGATCTTTGACGTGAATGGCAGCCAGCCGCCCGGGCTTGAGCACACGAAATAAATGCGGGATCAGGTAGTCCATCTGCTGCCAGAAGTCGGCGTCGCTTTCATTGTGGCCGAAGTCCTCCAGCTGGGTGGTGTACTCGTAGTGATTGCCGAAGGGGATCGAGGTATGAACCAGGCCGACGCTGTTAGCGGGCATGTCGGCCAGTTCCAACACGCTGTCGTTGTGGATGGCCGTAAAGCGCTGGCCTGTGACTGCCTGCCGCTCTACGCCCAGGGTGCGCTTTAGATCGGTTTCCAGCGCGCGATGGCTGAGGCCGTAGTGTTTGACGATGCCCTGCATGCGCTGCGTCAGTTCGTCGTGGGCGGCCCACTTGCGCTTTAGCACTTCGACCACGTGGTCTTCGCTCTCGGAGTAGATGATATGGACGTCCACCGGCTGCGTCTGCTGGAAGCGCTGGGTGCGGTGGATGGCCTGAATGAAGTCCTCGAACTTGTAGTCGATGCCGAGGAAGATGTTGCTGTAACAGTGCCGCTGGAAGTTGCAGCCGCTGCCAGCGATCTCGGGCTTGGTCGCCAGAATCGGGATCTGGCCGTGTGTGAAGTCGAGGATGCGCTGTTCGCGCAGTTCCAGGTCCTGTGAGCCGTAGACGGCCACGGTGCCGGGGATCGATTTTTCAACCGCACGGCGCTCGTCTTCGAGGTGATGCCAGATCAGCCAGTGGCGATCGGAATTGGCGGCAATGATCGAACGGGCTTCTTCCACACGCGCGCTCAAGGTGGCGCGCTTTTCCTTTACGGCCGCCGTGGCACTCGACGAGGCATCGAGCAATAAGCGGCGCTGGCCGCGGCCGTCCTGCTGTTCCCAGGCGCGGGTGTGATCGGCATTCAGGCGGTGGTAGTGGACGCGCAGCTCCGGGACGTCGTAGCCGTCGTCGCTATAGCCCAGGTCGCTGGGCCGATAGATGAACAAGGCCCAGGACGCCACCCACAACCAGAATTCTTTTTCGTGATGCGGGTGCAGGGTCAGGTCGCCGGCCTTCTCGGGATTGCGTTTGAAGAAGCGGGTCAAGGCCTGCCCGGCATCCATCACGCCCAGGAACTGGGCGTAGTAGATGAGTTCGCGAAAGCGATTGGGCGAGGGCGTGGCGGTGTTGACGAAGCGGTGCGGCACGTGGGCGAAGACGTCCTGAAAGGTTTGATAGGTTTTGCTGCCCAAATTTCTCAGGACGCTGCCCTCGTCGAGACTGACGCCGCAGAGCGTGTGTTGGCGCGGGTCTATATCGCCATCGCGCACGCGCTCATAGTTGGTGATGAGGTAGGGCGTCTCGGCGGCGCGCAGCTCGTCGTCGGTGCGCACGTACTGCCAGGGCACGCCCAGGCGCGGGCCGTCTTCGTGCTCGAACTGGTGCTTGACGCCGAGCGGGCACACCAGCAAGAACGACTGGTCCGTCATTTCGTGGAGTGAACGGGCGATCTCGATCTGGATGTGAGAGTTGTGCGCAACCGTAAAGTCGCCTAGTAAATAGAGATGATTACCGTCGATCTCGAATCCGTAATAGTCACCCACTCCGAGTGGCTCTACGCAGAAGCCGTAAACCAATGGGTTTTTGATTTGTCGGCGAGCGGTGGCTTTTTTGCGAGTTACACAGGGTATCGCTTCTACATTTCCGCTAATATAAATGCGGTAATAAATAACGTCATCCACCACTTTGATCCCGTGAGAGACCGACAGGCCAAGCGAGCGGCACAGAAACAGAATATCGTCACGGAGTCCTGCCCATTTGGTCGCGATCTCGTAGCAGTTGTCGATTAAATATCCGTCCGTGTCCAGTAACCCGGCTAGAAGTTCCAGGCGAAATTCGCGGCTGTTTTGAAGGTAACGGCGATCGATGTGTTTCCCCTGCTCGTCCGAACTACTCTGGACGAAGTAGAATTCATCACAGTGCAAGGCACGGCCGCGGACGCGGCGGGTGAGCGCATACGTGGTGCAACCTCGCGCGGGTCGCTCTTGCACGTCAAGGTCGAGTGCGTCGGCAAACTGCTGAATGCGCTCGACAATAGCCTGGTCGCGGTCGTTGATGGTCCAGGCTAACATGTTAGCCGTTCCGTCTCCCAGCCAGGCGCCATAAAGGTAGGGATCAAACGGAACAGGCCGTGCGGCAAAATCAACTGGAACCTTATAGTGCTTGAGGCAGTTGTGCTTAACGTAGTCCGGCAACGTCAGGTATTCGCGAACCGACATGTTCACAACATCGCCATAGCGGTGTTGGTGGTACTTGTTCGATACGCGCAAACTCAGCATGTGTGATTCGTTGCAGGTGTAGGTATCGCCATTCTTAAGCGTGATCCGATACAGTGCTTCGCGGCCACGGGCCAATGACAAGACACGGCGCGGCAGGCTGTCATCCCCCATGAGGCAATCGCCTACACGAATATCTTCAACGTTTTTGAGTGTGCCGTCTGCCATGAGGAGCTGCGTACCAGCCCCATGACACTTGCCCAATCCAAAGCTCATGGCAATCAGGCCGCGGCCATTGCGCAGCGCCCAGTGGATGGCGTCGCGCTGGTGCGGGTAGGTGCTGGGGTGCAGCGTGAGGCCGGACGGGTCGGCCAGGCCGATCGGCTGGGCCAGTTCGATTTTGCTTTCGATGTAGGTTTGATAGTCCATGGGCTGATCCTTTATCAAGCGGGTGTTGCGCCTGGCGCGCTGCCGAGTGTTTCCGTGGAAACACTCGGACACGGTGCCGCGGGAACACACCTCACCCCCTACCCCTCTCCTCCCGCCGCTCCGCGGACACGGGAGGAGAGGGGCGTTGTTACTTCTTCGCTTTGGCCTTGGCGGCGGGCGGCTTGGCCTTCTTGCTGCAGGCGGGGCAGCGAACGTCGGACGGCTGCTGGCTTGCGCGCTGGATGGTCCAGCCGTCGCTCAGGTCGTCGGCGGTGATGGTTTCTTCGGGCGCGAAGGCGCCACAGGTCCAGCAGTTGGCGGCGGTGTGATAGATGGGCGGCGCGGCGAGGTCTTTTGGGAGTTTCAGGCCAAAGCCGCGGCCTTTACCGGCGCCGGTCAGCAGTTCCGTGACGTGTTTCTTCACGGCGGGCCAGTCCTCTTCGCGCGGGCTGCCGCTGTCGATCAAGAACCAGGTGATCTGCTCGCGCAGCAGGCCTTCACGAGCCTGGCCTTTGGCCGACTTCATGGCCTTGTCGATGGCGTCGAGGCGTTCGCTGGCCGTCTCGGTGTTTAAGTAACTGATCTCCTCGAAGAGGAAGGCGGCGAGCACGTCCAGATACAGACCGCTCAAGGGCAGTTTGGTGGCGACGAAGTGAGCGGCAGCAGTCAACAGCCAGGTGCTGTCGGCATGCGCTTTGCGCGCCTGGCCCTGGACTTTGCGGCGGGCGAGCCGTTCTTTTTGCGCCTCGGCTTCGAGCTGTCGACGGGTTTCTTCTTCGGCCTTCAAGCGAGCGGCTTTGGCTTCCGGCGTTTCCTTCGGCGCCGGTCTCGCGGATGTGCTCGCCGATGCGGCCCGGCTGCTGGTTGAGGGGGTGGGCTTATCTTTCAGCGCGTCCGGATCGACACTGGCCAGGAAGACGCGCGCGGATTCTGTGATGGAGCGATGGTAGTGACCATCCGCGCGCTGGGGGTTGCCGTTGAGCGTCAGGCGCAAGTGCTCGGGCGGGTGTCCGGCTTCGGCGGCGGCAATCCAGCGCCGCACTTTGTCGATGACGCTGTGGTTCAGGGTCAGCGGCGCGGCACGCTGCGCGTCGCCGTCGGCGGCGCTGGGAATGCCGGTCTTGTCGCTGACGCGTTTGAGTTCGTGCGCGGAAAATAGTTTGTCTTTGGCGGCGTAGCACTGGGGGTTGAGGCAGTATTCGGTCGTGCCGTTCCAGCGGCCGTGCAGCACCAGGTAGGATTCGCAGCCGGTGCAAGCGGGGATGGACCTCACCCCGCCATCTCCCTCATCCTTACCACCACGCTCGCTGCGCTCGGTGCCATGGTCTCCCAAAGGGAGAGGGATGGGGGTCTTGGGCCAGGCGCGGTCCCAGGACGCCACCATGAGCTGCGCGGATTTTTCGATGAGGCTGGCGAGATGTTGATCGATGTCGCGGCGCTCGTCGGGATCGAGTTTGGCGATCGCGGCGGCGGTCCTGGTCAGGGCGTCGGGCTTGACCAGGCGCGACACGGCAATGAGTTGGCGCGCGTCGCGGATCTTTAACTGGCCGCGGCCTTCGCCGATGAGGTTGAGGACGTCGGCGGGGAGTTCGGCCAGGCGGCGCAGGTTGGCGATGGTGCTGCGGGCTTTGCCCACGCGCTGCCCGATCTGTTCATCGGTCAGGCCGAATTCGGCGTGCAGCTGTTGGTAGGCGCGGGCTTCTTCGGCGGCCGACAGATCTTCGCGCTGGACGTTTTCGATCAGGGCTAATTCCAGCCGCTGGCGATCGTCGGCAACGGCGCGCACGATGCAGGGGACGTGGGTCAGGCCAGCGAGTTGGGCCGCTCGCCAGCGGCGCTCGCCGGCCGTGAGGATATGGGTGCCGCCGTTGGCGCTGGGCTCGACGATCAAGGGCTGCTGAATGCCGTGCTCTTTGATCGAGTCGGCCAGTTCCTGCAACTTACCGGGGTCAAATTCCTGGCGCGGCTGATGCGGGTTGGGCTTAATTTGGGTGACGGCAATGTCGATGATTTGCTCGGTCATGGGACTCCTTATCAGATGAGTGTTTCCGCGGAAACGGTCACGATCGTTTGCGTTGCGCTAAGACTCGGGCCCACTCCTCCGCGACAGAATGGCTCGCGGCGACATGGCTATCACGAATGGGACGGTTCAGCACCGGTGGCTCTTCATGCTCGATCAGGCGGCGAATGATGTATCCAGGGCAATTGGTCAATTCGGCGGCATCTTCTGCGATCATGCGTTGCGTTTCGATCTGCCAGTGGCGAACGCGCTCCACCGTGACCCACGGGTCGGCGATCAGTTCGCGATGATGCCGGCCGGGCTTGATGCCGACCGCTTTCAGAGCCGCGCGCACCCCTTCCCGATCGGCGCTACGGGATTTTTCCGCCTCGGCGGCGTGTGTTGTTTGTTGTTGTTGATCAGCTAGCTGATTGGGATCTATTTGATCAACAACAACAACAGAGGAGGCGGAAATTTTCCGCCCCGGCGCTGCGAAACAATCCCCTCCCGGATCCGGCAACAGACCTGACTGGAGGGCCTCCATGCCGGATTCCAAAAAGAGAGTGGACAGCGGTAGCTGGCGGGCCTTGGTGGAAGCAATCCATCCCAAGGTCACCTTGCTGACGTAGCCGTCGCGTTCCATCGCGCTCAGCGCGTCGTTCACGGTGTCGCGATTGAGGTTCAGTTCGTGCGCGATTTCGCTGGCGGGCGTCGCGATCGGAACGGGTCCGCAGGCCTGCGACAGGAGAACCAACAGGATGTGCAACCTGGAGTTCTTGTTGTCGCGTAGGGCGCGTTTCAGAGTAGGAGCGAGTTGCAGGGTCATAGCGGTCCGATTACGAGGCCCTGGGCACCGGTTGGCCGCTGTTCGGGCATTGGAACGTGGCTGCGTCGGTGCGGCCGTGCGGGACGTATTTGCCGAGCTGCGTGCTGACCATCTGGTGGCACTTGTCACACCAGCGGCGACGCCCTGCCACCTGGCTGGCGAAAGTTTGTTGAGTGTTTTTAATGCGCATATTTACTCCTGATTTTCTGGATTCCCGCTTCCTACCGCGGGAATGATAGGGTCAGTGACGGTCGCTGCGGCTGCCCACGACGACGATGCTGTATAGCCACAGGACGATCATGATCACAATGACGATAACCAGTAAGGGGCTCATGTTCATCACCTCCACCTCAGTCGAGTAGCATTTCTCTTTCGACGGCCTGTTCAAAACAGAGGGCGTGCACCAGGTGATCGTCGTCGCGATAGAAGCGCACGCCGAAGCCGATCGGGTGGTGGCAATGCGTGCAGAGTTCGGCGGCCATGTGCCGGGTCTCGGCGCAATCTTTGTGATTGCAGTCTTGTTTGCACGGCCCGGTCGGCGCGCCGGGCCTGGGCAATATCGCTGCCGCCATCCTTATTCCTCCGCTTTCATCCGCCTGGTCAGCTGTTGCTCGACCGTGCTCCAATCGCTCGAGGCACGTTCCAGCAGCGCGATCCCGCGGTTCTCACGCTCGACGGCCTTATCCCATTTCTCTTGATCGCGCACATCGTCCACCGCGTTTCGGATGAGGTCAGCGATCACCGTCGGCTCCAGGGCATCCAGTTCCCAGGACTCGTTGCCGTATTGCAGGATGTAGGCCGTGGCACGTGAGTCGGTAATCTTCGCGGGATTCGGCGGAGGGCTGTATGTCTCGACCTGATCCATATTCAGCGCCAGCCGTTTCAGATCGAATTCGCTCTCGGTGAACAGCACGAGTCGATCGGTGATGTCGCGCGTCATGTCTTTCCCGCTCGGATCGTGATCGCCCAGATGTAGAATCAAAGGTGTCTGGCCTTTGCGGATGTAGCCCAGCAGACGCTGCGCGGCCACCCACATTTCAGACTGGCTGGTGTAGCCACGGCAACTGAAATACGGCAGGTCCAGTTCATGGCAGACGCCGCCGATCACGCCGACCAGGGCGTCCTTCTCGATCCACACCTCGACCCGGTATTCCTGGTCTTCCCATTTATCGACGTGATACGACTTCGCCGCGCTGTGGATAATGTCGCCAGGGTTTGACCAGTGACTCAGTCCGCGGAGATTGCGCGTTCTATCCGTGATCGCATTCCAGTCGATGAGGCCGGCCAGCCGGGCGTCGTTGATGATGCTGCCCAGTCGCTTGTATTCGGTGTCCTTATTTGGAATCAGCCCGCGGCTCACAAACTGGTAATAGAGTTGCCGCAATGTCAGGTCAAAGCCAAGCCGCGCATATTCGGCAATGATCGCATTCGCCTTGGCGATGATGAGCAGTGAGCCTTCTGAAAATTGTTTAGGGGTGTAGCAAATCTTAGGCATTGACATCCACCTTAGATCAACTCCGCTCCATCCGGCACGACGCGGATGTCGCCACAGTCGGTCGGCTGTGTGAAGCGCTTCGACCAGCCCATGGCGGTATAGTCCTGCACTGTCGCGACTTCGTGACGCAGCACGGCGAAGATGCTGCGCGGTTTGATGACTTTGCCGCCGAGCGTGTGATAGAAGCCGTCCGCTTCCGGCTGCTCGCGCAGGACGTCGAAGTTGTTCCATTCGACCTCGCGCTCTTCGCCGTCGTCGCTATCGCCGAGCAGCGAATAGCGGATTTCGTAGTAGCGGAACGGCCGGAACGAGGCCTGCTGGAGTTCGACGCGCTGCTGTTCTAGATCGCATCGGTGCTGCCAATTGGTGAGTTCGTCTTCCAATTCGGACATGGCGCGCACGACGGCGCCGTCAGCGGGCAGGCCGGCATCCTGCGCGGCGGACCACAGCACGTCGAGGGAGGCGCGCGTGAGCGGCACTCGTGCATAGCGATCGTATTCATCGTCCACGTGGTCGAGCGTGTGCCCGGTGCCCGGATCAGCGCGGCGATTAATGCAGGACAGCAGGTGCTCGCGCTTTTGATCGGTTTCATAGCGCTGCCGGACAATGAGTTTCAGCACGTTGAGAGGATCGGCGTCGAACATGGCGGCGTTGGACAGCCAGAGTTCAATGTGCCAGCTGGGTGCACCGGCGGTCGGTTCAAAACAAAATAAATGCGCGATGGCGGCCCGCTGCACTTCGGCCTCGTGCCACGCCGGTTCTTCGCGCTGGAGGGAAGAGAACCTTTCCAGCCCTTCAGCCGCGCGCAGCCGCTTCACCAACTTGTCTTTCCTGGCCAAGTAGTTGGTCCGGGCGCACGTTATGAATTTCGCGAGTGATTCACGAGGGGTTGCGGCCTTGTGGTCGCTGTCAAAGACCACCTCGTCTGGGCTGGTTCCGTTGCCCAAGCCACGCGGCGGAGCGACCCGGATGGAGGCCGTGTGGCCCAGATAAGTCAGCAGGAATGGATAGTCGAATTGTCTTGTGTAGCGCAGGCCAAGGCTGTTGATCAGCGTGTCGGCGTCGGTGCCGGTGGCGTCGGCGATGAGGTCCACCTTGCGACGAAACTCCGCGTCATCCTTCGCCCGTTGATCGGCGCGCGCCTGCTCAGCGGCGTCGCGTTCGTGGTCGATGACGGCTGAGCCAAGTTCGAATAGTTCGTCGATGATGTTCATGATAGCCTCCTGATGAGTGAGAGTTAGAGTGAGTGCACAGACGCCGGCGGCATTGGCCGCACATGAAGGGCTGCGGCGCCATATATGGCGCGCCAACTGCGACTTCTTCGACATGAATGAATTGCTCGCCGCACAGGGTGCGGTCTAGTTCGATGGGCACGTGCCACGTGTTGCGGTGGACGTTGAGGCGCACCATCAAGACGCCTCTTCCCGGCTGGAGTGATAAGACAGGAACAACAGCACCAGAAGGCACGCTATACTCACTGCCAAGACTGCGCCCATTCATTGCGCCTCCGAGTCGTAGGGGTATCCGCTCAAGCCGGCGAGCGCAGCGGGCAGGCTGGGTGGCACGCGGCCCAGGTGCGCTTGCATGGCGCCGATCCGTTCCTGTTCCAATTCCGGCGCGACGGCTTCCAGGCGGCGGATCATGACGCGCAGTTCGCGGGCGCGCTCGCCGTGCGGAGCGCACTTGATGAGGTCGGCCACGAATTGCCGATGTTGGATCTGGATGGCAGATTCCATGCGGGATCTCCTACTGCTGTCCCAGTGTGGCGGCGACGAGCTGGGCGATGTCGGCCCAGCCTTTGCCGGAATTCTGGCGCAGCCAGGTCTTGGCATCCGTGCCGAGCACGTTATGCGTCTCTTTGCCGTTCCAGCCGTGATGCTTGAGCCAGCCACTAAACTGAGCCTCAGTCGAGGGCAGGATTTCGATCGGCGTCATTTCCGGTTTGGGTTCAGCCGTGGCGGTGATTTTGGGTGTGCCGAAATGGGCGTCGAGTTCGCTGAGCGGCGCAGGTGTGCTGGTGGGCGTCTCGGCGGGTTGATCTGGAGTGACCTCAACCTCACCCACTGCCGGAACCGCATCGGCACCTGCGGCTTCCCCTCCCACCAAAAGATGGGGACTGTCTCGTCTCCCAACAGGGAGAGGGGGGACGATCTCGCCGGTGGATGGTTCGACGTGCGGGGCGTTAGGGCGCTTCTTTTGAATGCGGATCGGCTGTTTGGGCTTGCCGCCGACTTTGACGTCCACGGCAAGAACCGTGATGGGCTTGCCGATGCATTGCCCGATTTCGTCACCGTAGAGCGCGATGAGAGTCTGCCGGTTGGTGGATGAGAGGATGAGGCCGAAGGGCAGTTCACGGAACCACAGGACGGGCGACTTGACTGTCTCGCCGGGACGCGGGTGGGTGTCCTCTTCGCTGATGCGCGTGATGGTCAGGGTGCGCTCGCCGCCTTTGAGGTGGATGGGTTTGAGGAATCGTTCGTAGTCTGACCAGTTGGCGTTCATGATTGGCCCCCTCCCTCACCCCCAGCCCCTCCCCCAAAGGTGGAAGGGAGAGAGTGTCTAGCCATGCCCCACTGAACGCGGCGGTCGCGGCGGTGGCGCTGTTCGACCCAGGCAAACGCGGCGCTGTCCGTGTGCGTCACGCTGGGCGCGGCGCAGCGGATGGCGGTGGATTGGTGAGCGCCATGGGTGGCGCAGGTGTAGGTGGCGTTGAGGTATTCGCGCGGGGTATTGTCGGATGACAAGGTGATTGAGAGCTCCGCGCAGTTGCACAGGAAGGTGCTGAGGGAGTAGCGCGCGCCGGCGTGGTCGAAGTAGGCGACGTAGCCCGAGCGGGTGTACGCCTCGATCGGGACCTGGCCGCGTTGCTTGAAGGCCGCGTGCTTCTCATCGGCAGCGGCTTTCAGCGCATCCAGTTCGGCGGTGGCCGGTACTGCGGGCCATGCTATTTGCGGGAGGGTGCGAGTCTGATCGGTCATTCCGCACCTCCGTTCTGCGAAAGGTCGGCCAGGACCAATTGGCGGGCGGCGTCGCAGTAGGCGTTGGCCATTTGCGGCGAGGGGAGCAGCTGCGCGGGGGTGAGGCGTTCGAGGTCGGCCAGGGTGTGGCCGGGGCGAGCCAGCCAGTCTTCGAGAAAGGCGATCATGTTCTCGCGGCTGGTGGGCAGGCCGACGATGGCGACTAACTGGCGGGAGTTCGCGCGGACGGTGACGTCACGGCTGTAGGGCCGATCGGCTGGAAGATCGCTGAGCGGTTGAGCAGCGGCGGCGTCCGGCATGTCCATCCGGTAGAGGGGGATGGAACAATTGAGGTGGAGGAAGCGTGAGCGATGGGTAGCGGTTGATGATCGCTTGCCGTGGCGGCCACAGGTCTTGCGGCCTTTGAGCGGGGTGTTGGGGCACCCTTTGACACAGCAGGTTCGACGGGTATTTTTTTGCATATTGACCTTGCCTTCACTTTCTGCTACACTTGCAAGTGATGGTGGACGCTCGTCCACCTGACCTTGCCTTGCCGATTGGGTTGCAGCCAATCGGCTGTTTTTTTATCCCGCTAACGCCGATTCATCTTCATATCTGTTCGAACGCGCATCGCGGGCTTTGCGCTCGATCTCGGCCAGGGTATCGCGCAGCAACCCCAGCCTGGCCTGTTCAATCACGTCATTGGTCTTGAGCGCTCGATCCATTGCATCCTGCCATTCACGACGTGCCTTGCGGCACAGGCACATGATGTCCTCAATACCGTTGATCGCGTTCGTGGGCAGGCGAGGCATTGATGCTCTCCAGTTCTCGATGCTCTGAGAGTTCGTTCAAGATCGAGCGGATAACGATGCCGACGGCGGACAGCCCAACGACCACGAAAGCGGTTAAGACGTACTCTACGGGAATGACCAGCAACATGATGGCGAAATCGATGCCGATGCCGACGATGACGGTTATGTAGGTGCGCCGATTGCACATCCAGCGGCCCAGCGTGGTGAACTGCAAGAAGGCGGCGTAGATAGCGCCCCAGATGACCGCCAGAAAGAGTGCAGATAGCGTCAAGGCATTCATCGTGTGATAGCCTGTTCTCGGCGGATACGATTCTGCGGCCGGGATGTGGCAGCCGCGCGCCGAGTGCGCTTGGCGTGTGCTGAAGCGCGTTGCGGCACAGCGGCGGCGCTCTGCGCGGCGCGCTTGGCCTGCCAGGTCGGAAAATAGGCGAGCAGTTGTTCGCACAACTCCGTCATGGCGTCGAGTTGGTCGGAGGTCAGAGGCAGACACGTGGGTCTGCCCGTACGGGTGGTATGTGTCATGCGGCCTCCAAGAGGGTTTGCTGCTTAAGCCCGCGCTGCACGCCGGGGATCGCGCGGAGTGCTTTTTTTGACGAAGACTTGGGTGACTTGCGAGGTGCGCGCGCCGCGGGCGCGGCCGGGGGCGGGGTGGGGAGATCGACGGCGCCGTCTTCGGCCAGAACTTTCTCGGCCAGCAAGGCGATGGCCATATCGACCACGGCACTTTGCGAACGATACGTCTTGTCGGCAATCTCTTTGATGATTTTGACGGTCTCGGCTTTCAGGGAATAGGCGGCTTTGGTTGGCATGTTGTCTCTTGACTCCATTTACTCGCTGATGACAATAGTATATAGCCTTTTCTTGACTTGTCAATAGGCAATTTTTACTCGCCACTGTGTGTGCCAAATGTGAGTAAATAAACCCAAATGACAAAAACGGATTTTGCCGACTGGCTCCAAAGCGAAATGGATGCGCGTGGTTTGCGTCAGGCAGACTTGGCGCGCTTGGCTAATCTTCACACGGGCCACCTGAGTAAGGTGTTAAGTCGTGAGCGTAATCCCGGCGTGGAATTCTGCCGAGGAATTGCACGGGCATTTGGAATGACCGACATCCAGGTCTTAGAAATCGCAGGCCTGGCCGCTTCATCGGAAACTCCAAAGTACAACCCGATCGTCGAATCCACGGCCTCCATGCTGAACGATCTCTCCGAGGAAGATCAGGAAGACTTCCGGGCGATGGTGCGTAGTAAGTGGGAGCGGACCCAGCGGAAGAAGCCGCGCCGTAGTGAGTCAAAGTCATGAATAACGACGAGTTCAAAACCATGCTGGCGGCACTCACGACCGTCCAACAGATCACGGTCTGGGGGACGGTGTGGTGGCGTTGGCTTTTCCGGCAAAAGGGGCTGACGCGTCAGTTGACGCGTCAGTTGACGCGGCGACTGCCACAGCAAATACATCGGCGGTCCTGGAGTATCAGCGAACAGTATGTGGTGATGCACTTGTTAGGGTAGGATACGGGCAGGGGAAGAGGCTGGGCGCCGTGATGGAGAGAGGGCCCAGCGGAAAGCTGCGCCCGTAGGAGTCCAAAACATGAGCGACCACGAATTCAAAGCCATGCTATCCAAGCTCGGTTTCGCTCAACAGGTCTACGTCGGTTGGAGGGTGTTTTGGCGTTGGCTGTTCCGGCCACGGCGGGTGTCCAGGGACGAGCGGACGAATCCGCCGCCCAAAGATCAACTGACGATAATGGGGATTAGGGCGTCCGCGTAGTGTTTCCGCGGCACCTAGTGGCCCGCCGGTGTTTCCACGGAAACACCGGACACGGGCAAACACTGGACACGGGCAAACATTCAGCGCGGGGGAGAAAGATGGCAACGCATGAAGCGCTTGACGCTGTGCCCGGTGGTAGTCTGCCTCGCACTCATAGTTGGCTGTGCTCCCAGTGTTTCACCTGAACAAATTCAATCCACTGTCGTTGCGCCAGTGACAGCACAGACGACGCCAACGGATGTCCCACGCCCCAGCGCGACGCCGACGGCGGCCCCCACGGCGACTAGCGCCGCCACAGCGACGCCACGCGCCACGGCCACGCCGAAAGCGCCGAAGATGCTCGACGAGGCGCAGCTGCTGAAGAGCCTGACGGCCTTACTCGCCAAACTGGATGAGACCTCGATCGCCATCATCGACGTGCGCTATGAAGACGGCGCCAAGGGACCACGGACCATTTTGCACGTGGAGGCTAAACATACTGGCGAGGTATATGACGCGAATGCGGCGGGGTCGGTGGTGGGGCTGCTGGCCGGCTTTCTTAGCCAGAAGCCTGCGCTGGAGCCGGATCTATTTGCGTTCAATATCATCATGCGCGATGCGAAACTGAATCCAAAGCAGACCGTGGCGGGAACCTGGCAGGATTTGGTTGATTTCAGCGCAGGGCGACTGACAGACGAGCAGTTCGTCACACGTCTGCTGATCACGCCTTAACCGAAACGATCTTAACGCGGGGGAGAAAGAAAGGAAGACGTGAAGCAGTGGCTGATTGCGATCTTCGTCGTTGTCCTTATCGTCGGATGTGCTCCCAGTGTTTCACCTGAACAGATTCAATCCACTGTCGTCGCTCAAGTCACCGCGCTGGCCAAGGAGGCGACGCCTTATCCGACCTATACGCCGCCGCCGACCTACACCCCCGCTCCGACGATCGCCATTGAGGTGACCGTCCTGGCCGAGGTGACACGCATCGTCGAGGTGACACCGAGGCCGACGCCGACGCCAAAATTCACGGCCACGCCGACGCTGCCGCCGGCACAAGTCACGAGCACCGCCCAGGCTGCGATCGCGCAGGCCACGGCCACGGCCAGGGCCAAGGCGACCAGCATCCGGGCCACCGCCGAAGCGATGGTGGAGGCCGAGATGAAACTGCCGCACGGCGACGGCTTCTATATCGTCGGGGTCGATATGGCGCCCGGCCTCTGGCGTAACGACGGCACCACCGACAATTGTTATTGGGAACGCTCGACCATGACGGGCGACATTATCGACAATCATTTTGGCGCGGGTGGGGGCACGGCTTATCTGCTGGCCAGCGATTTTCAATTTGAGACGGAAGACTGCGGGACCTGGACCTGGTTGAGTGATTGAGGGTACAAAACGATGAGCGCAATCCGAAACATTGAAATCATCGACTTCTACTTTTTCCCTGGAATTAAGGGGCCGCGCGTGCGGGCCATGGCTAAGGTCGAGATGGAGCGAACTGCTGACTACCGTGGAATGAGGCTAAGCCCTAGCAGGATCACAACAATGATCGGCAGCAGAATACAGGCGATGATCACCAGGCGGCGCTGACGCGCAATTATCGGCTCGTTGGTGGTGATGGCGTGGAGCAGGGCGGAGATTTGCAGGTTCATAAGCTCAGTACCGGTCTTACCGCCGAAGAATCTTTGAATCACGACCCAATCGGCGGCGACGGGCGCTTTCAGCGTCAGGGCTGAAATCGCGGCCAGACAGGCGCCAATTAACAGTACGTACAGTATGAGGGTGAGGACGATGCCCAGGTTGAACAAGGCGACGTAGTCAGGTTGAATCGTCGGCCGGGCCAGTTGGAGCAGCGACATCAGGCCTGTGATCAGGCTGGCTGCTGAAAGCACGGAACGCGCCGTCGCCTTGAGCGAATCAATGCCTTCATACTGCAATTTGAGATTGCGATTCATCTCTTCGACACCGACCTTAAGACCGTCAATGTTATCCATCCGGCTCCTTATGAGGTTTGCATGACCGACGATGAAAAACCACCTGAACCTGAAGTCGTTCCGCCGCAGCCGCCTCCGCCGCCCTTGTTCTCACTCACGCGCGCTATCGAGTCCCATTCCTCTGAACACTGGACGAACATGTCTCACGATCGAGATGCGACTAGCGAACAAGGCGGGTATAGTCCTGATCCCGCTCAAGGGCAATCGTCGCAGGCGGACGATGAATAACGGGCAGATAAATTCTAATGCAAGTTCAGCCTGAAAGTCAATGTGCGTTGTGAAAGGAAAGGATTAACGCGATGGCGTTGATTCCCGCGCTCGGCATGATCCGGGTCTCCAGCAAAAGACAGGAACGGCAGGGGTATTCGGTCCCCGAGCAGAAGCGCGCCATCCAGAATTTTGCGGATACGCACCAGATCCGCATCGTCGAATTCGTCACCGAGGCGAAGACGGGATTCACGGCCGATCGCAAGGACGTGCGAACGATGCGGGCCCTGGCCGAGCAGGGCCGGATTAGGGCCGTGGTCGTGTTCGTCATGGATCGGCTCTCGCGCGGGCTGGAGGTGCAGCTGGCGCTGCGCAGTGAGATCAAGCGGCTCAAGTTGCAACTGTACACGACCACGCGCGGTCTGATCGAAGACACGCCGGAAGCGAACCTGTCCAGTAACGTCGAAGGCGCGTTCAGCCAATACCAGATCGACATCCTGGTGCGCGGCTCGATCGCCGGGCGGCGTGGCAAGGCGCGGGCGGGGAAGTGGCCAGGCGGGGGCCATGCGCCGTATGGTTATCGCAAAGAGGGACTCAAAGGTGAGTCACGGCTGGTGAAAGTACCGGCGGTCTTGAAGGTCGTGCAGCGCATCTTCAATGATTACACACAGAAGCGCTTGGGCATCCGCGCCATCGCCGAAGCACTGAACCGGGAGCGCGTACCGTCGCCGACGGGCGGGGTGTGGTGGTGGAGCACCGTCAAGCGCATCCTGAGCACGCGCGCCTACATCGGCGAGATCGAATACGCCGGCATTCTGATTCCGCTGCCGGAGCTGGCCGTCATCGAGCGCAGGCAGTTTGACCTGGCCCAGCGCCTCAAAGCGCAGAATAAGGAATTCGCGCGGCGCAATCGGAAACATGAGTATGCGTTGTCGAACCGGCTGCTGTGCGCCTGCGGCCGCAAGATGTTCGGCGAGAGCGGGATCCTGTATCGCTGCACGTCGCAGAATGCGCCGGTGGCCGGTACCCCCGAAAAGAGAGGGCAGGCTGCGGGCCATGCTACGGTGGTTGGCCGCTGCGGTTTCGGCAAGGTGTACCGGTCGTCGATCGAGTCGGTGGTGTGGGATCACCTGCGCGAGCAGCTGACGCCCGAGCGACTAGAGCAGGGGACTCATCAGGCACAGCAAAAGCGCAAGACGCGCCAGCCCCCAGCGCACGCGGAAGAAATCGAGCGCCAGATCGAGCGTCTCAAGAAACGCATCGCTGTGCTGATGGACGACTTCTCCGACGACGAGACACTGGCGACGGTCGCCGCCGATAAGATCCGGACCTTATCGCGCGACATCAAGGCGCTGGAAGCCGAACGGGCAGGGGAGCAGGCCGATCAGCGCGACGCGGCGCTGGACGAACAAGCCCGGGTGACGGTGAGCGAAAATGCCGAGCAGCTGCGCGAGATGCTGGACGATCCCGACGAGGTGGTGCGGCAGAAGGTGCTGGAGGCGCTGCGGGTGCGGGTGGTGCTGAAGGCGCGGAGCGACGGCCGGCGGGGCATTGTGATCGAGACGATCTTTGGGCGGTCCAAGGTCATTCCCATCCGGCATAACCTGGGGCGGTGATAGAATGGCCCGCTGTATCGGACATTGTGAACCGCTCATGTGTAAGAGTGATTCACAATTGCCCAGTAGCCACCTCCTGGCAGTATAGGAAGCTACTGGGCAGCCGCGAGAGCGGTGTACGGTGACGGGTCTGACGCTTATCGTCAGGCCCGTCCTTTCTTCATGGCGAGACCTTGCGCCGGACGTGTTTGCCCGTGTCCGCCGTCAGCGGCGGGCCATAGGGTGCCGCGGAAACACCAGGACTCAGAACGGATGTCCTACGTAGTTTTACTTATTTACAGAACGACGCAATCGTAATACACTGAAGTCAGCGGGGGCGGGAGATGGTGACAGGCTATCTCTCGCGTTTTGTTGTCTGACCATCAATCTGGATGGAGTCCAACGATGAGACATAGATCCCTCGCTGTAATCGTGACGGCATTACTCGCCGCCTGTGCGGTACCGGACCGGCCGCCGGCCACGCCTGTGGCAACCGTCGAGATGGTCATTGAGGTGGCCAGCGCCACACCCGCGTCGACGTTGACGACGATCCTTCCCACAGACACGCGACACCCATTGCCAACCTCAACGCTGGCAGCAACTGATACCCCGCGACCGTCTATCACGCCGCAGCCCAGCGCGACGGTGGTGGCCACATCGACCAAGGCCCCGACGAAACCGCCTGCACCAACGCGCACATCAGCGCCGATCGTGGCGACCAACACGCCAGTCCCGATCGTCCCTACGAACACCCCACAGCCCATCATCCCGACGGATACGCCGCTGCCGGAGCCGACGTGGACCTGGACGCCTGAGCCGCAGACGGGGAATTGCGATCCGGCCTATCCAGATTTCTGCATCGCTCCGCCACCGCCCGATTTGAATTGCAAGGATCTGGCGCCGCATAAAAAGTTCCGGGTCCTGCCACCCGACCCTCATGGATTTGACAAGGATGGCGACGGGATCGGGTGCGAGAGCTAGGAGGACACCATAGCAAATATAACACTTGAATCCCTGGAGGAAGCCATGAAGCGTTGCCCTTACTGCGCCGAGGAAATCCAAGAAGCAGCTATTGTTTGCCGGTATTGTGGACATGATCTGCGTGTGCATGTGCCCTCTGCGGTCACACCATCTATGCAAGTCACAGCCAAAGACAGCGGAAAAATCAGATTTGACTGGCGCTCAGGGGCGGCCGCCCTTGTGGGCCTGTTTGTTGCCGGCGTTCTGTTCTATGTCAGTACCGGAATTATTCGCTCGATGTATCAGCAGGGCACGATTGATTTCACTACATCAATCGATCTTGGTTTGTTTCTTGCTTATCCGCTCAGCTTCTTCATAGGCGGTCTGGTTATCGGGCGGCTAGCGACTCCTAGGCGCGGCGTTTTGATAAGCGCCGGAGTCGGGCTATTAAGCATATCCTATCTTGTGTGGCGCGGTATAACGATTCAGCCTGAAAATATCATGGTATTCGGGTTGATTATGGCCGGGGCAATGGCTGGTGCAGTAATGGCACGACAGGCCGTGTTAGTTGTATTATTGTTAGGTGGATTGGCAACCGGCGCGATGATCGTCTGGGCCGCGCCAAGGGCACCGGCGACGACAAATATACAGTCCGCCCCGGCCGCTGTGTCGGCAACTGTAACGCCCATTATTAACCGATTCGGATCGACGAGTGTAGTGACATGTATAGGGATCATGTCACGCGAAGCGAAACGTACGGCCGCCAATATACAGGTATCTGGGACGCTCAAGAATCTATGTGATCTGCCAATTGATCGGATACGGTTATTGCTCCGAATTAAAGACAATAGTAATCATGTGCTCAACACCGTTTATGGAGCACCAGATAGCGATGTCATTTTTCCCGGACAATTATCTACCTACCAGGTGATAGTGAAAGCACCAACACAATCAAATGATAGATACGAAATCGTGGTTGACCAGGCCGAGTGGGCCAAGTAACAGACTGGGCAATGAGCGAGGGCGTAGGGCATAACAGCGTGACCGATGTAGTATTCAAGCCAGTGTTTCCGAGAAAAGATGCGGTCAGCGCTCCAGTCGCATTTCTGCTAATCACCGGCGTGTGCTATACTGCCAGCAGAACGCCCCGCACTGCTACCAACAGCCGGGGCTTGATCAACGCGGAGCGTCCACGTCGATATGTCCAGTATATCACCGATCCTGACCCCGCAGGCCTTCGTCGATAAATGGCGGCACGTCGAACTCAAAGAACGGGCTGCTTGCCAGGAACACTTCCTCGACCTCTGCCATCTGATTGGCCACCCGACGCCGGCCGAAGACGATCCCACCGGTGAGCGCTTCGCATTCGAATACGGCGCCTCCAAACAAGACGGCGGCCACGGCTTCGCCGATGTTTTCAAGCGTGGATTCTTCGGCTGGGAGTATAAGGGCAAGCACGCCAACCTCGACAAGGCATACAGCCAACTGCTTCAGTATCGCTCCGACCTGCTTAACCCGCCGCTGCTGGTCGTGTGCGACATGGATCGCATTGTGGTGCACACCAACTTCACCAACACGGTCCACAAGGTCCACACGATCACACTAAAAGATCTTGTCACGAGTGACGGCTTGCACCAAGTGCGCGCCGTCTTCCACGATCCCGATTTCTTCAAAGCCGCTCAAACCACCGAGCAGGTGACCCAGCAAGCAGCCGCGGAATTTGCCCGGTTGGCCGAGCTGCTGCGCCAATATGGCACGCCTCCGCACGAGGCCGCGCACTTTTTGATCCGTTGTCTCTTCTGCCTGTTTGCCGAGGACGTGGGGTTACTGCCCGATCGGTTGTTTACGCGCATCGTGACACAGGCCCGTCAAAAACCGAAGACGTTCGTGCCCCAGGTGCGGCAACTTTTTCAGGCCATGGCCACGGGCGGTTTCTTTGGAGCCGATGAAATCAAATACTTCAACGGCCGGCTGTTCGACAATGCGGCTGCATTTGAGTTGGACACTGACGGCCTGGAGATCTTGCGGCGGGTGAGTACCCTCGATTGGTCCAGCATTGAGCCGTCGATCTTCGGCACGTTGTTTGTGCGCAGCCTGGACCCATCAAAGCGTGCGCAGTTAGGCGCGCAGTACACCAGTAAAGAGGATATTCTTTTAATCCTTGAGCCGGTGCTCATGGCGCCGCTGCGCCGGAAATGGGCCGAGGTGCAGCAGCAGGCCAGCGACCTGGCCGCGCAGCGCAAAGCGGCCGCCGGCGCGAAGAAGACGAAACTCGACAAGCAACTGCGCGATCGGCTAATCGGATTTGCCACCGAACTGGCCGACACCTCCGTGCTCGACCCTGCCTGCGGTAGCGGGAATTTTCTCTATCTCGCCCTGGTCTCGCTGCTCGACCTGTGGAAAGAAGTTTCAAACCTCATGGCCGAGTTAGGCTTTCCGCGCCTGATGCCGATGCCAGACGTGGCTCCGTCGCCGGCGCAATTATACGGCATCGAGAAGGACGAATACGCCCAGGAACTGGCGCGGACCACCATCTGGATCGGCTATATTCAGTGGTTCGATCTGAATGGGTTTGGCTTTCCACCCGAGCCGATCTTGAGGCCCATCGATACAGTTCAGCAGATGGATGCCATTCTCGCCTTCGACGAGACTGGCCAGCCGGCCGAGCCAAAGTGGCCGGCTGCCGATGTGATCGTCGGCAATCCGCCGTTCGTTGGCGATCGGAAAATGCGTCGCGAACTCGGCGATAAATACGTTGATGCATTGAGATCTCTGTATACAGATCGCATTCCCGGCGGAAGCGATCTTGTCTGCTATTGGCTTGAGAAGGCGAGGAGTATGATCGAGTTGGGCGTTACGCAGAGGGTTGGTCTGCTCGCAACGCAAGGTATTCGGGGGGGACTGAATCGGACGGTACTGGATCGCATCAAGCAAACTGGAGATATCTTCTTTGCTGAATCTGATCGAGACTGGGTTCTCGATGGTGCCATAGTCCATGTTGCGATGATAGGGTTTGATAAGGGGATGGAAGGAAAGCGGGTTTTAGACGGTAAGCAAGTTGGCAATATCAACTCTGATTTGTCGAGCACTGCTGATCTAACAACAGCGGAAACATTGACGGAGAATGCGAGATTGAGCTTCGTTGGCACTCAGAAGTCGGGACCATTTGATCTGACTGAGCCACAAGCTCAAGAAATGCTCGCCACAAAAGGGAATCCTAACAAGCGCCCAAACAGTGATGTAGTTAAACCGTGGATAAATGCAATCGATGTGACACAGAATCCGCGGCGTATGTGGATCATCGACTTCGGACCAGATATGCCACTTGCCGAAGCGGCCAAATATGAAATGCCATTTGAGTATGTGAAAAAGCACGTCAAGCCAGTACGGGATAAAGTGCGCCGAGCAGCGCATCGTAAAAAGTGGTGGCTCTTTGGAGATACCAGGCCCGGAATGCGCAGGGCTATCACGCCTTTGATGCGGTATATAGTAACACCGATGGTATCAAAGCATCGTATATTTGTATGGCAATCCATAAATGTTGTGCCTGAAAACCTCGTGATCGTTGTCGCACGGGATGACGATTACTTCTTTGGTGTACTGCATTCCAGGATTCATGAACTTTGGTCGCGTCGTAAGGCGACGCAACTACGAGAAGCGGAGAGCGGAACACGTTACACGCCCACATCCACTTTTGAAACGTTCGCCTTTCCGTGGCCGCCGGGCAAAGAGCCCAAGACTAATCCACTTGTGCAGGCTATCGCTGAGGCTGCGCGGGATCTCGTTCAGTTGCGTGACGCGTGGCTTAACCCACCAGACGCGAGTGAAGCCGAGTTAAAGAAACAAACGCTGACGAACCTGTACAATGCGCGGCCAACCTGGCTCGACAACGCGCACAAAAAACTCGACGCGGCCGTCTTCGCCGCTTATGGCTGGCCGACCGACCTGAGCGATGATGAAATCCTGGCGCGGCTGCTGGCGTTGAATCTGGAGCGAGCCGCCAATATTAAGTCGGACTAATCGCGATGGGATCGATAATCTTTGATTGCGCGCCGACTGGGTTAAGGCGAAATTGGGAGGTCTAATGCCAGATCCGTCATCCTCTTTGATTAACCTCAATCTAACTGAGCCTATCAGCAAGTTAATCGAGGCTGTAAGAGCAGCGGTGGGTGCATCGTATGAGCCAAAGCGCATTCGCCGCAAAGCGGACGCTGATGCATACGCGCTGAGGGTTGCCGCGCGCGCTGAAGGCGACGCTGCCTTAATTAAGGCTGAAAGTGAAATTGAATTGCAACTGCTGGCAGAGCAGGCCCAAGAGCGTACGAAGAATCTGGAAATCAGACGGCAGCGAAACATTGATGTTATTGTTGACCAAGCAATTGATCAATTGCCGACGTCTGTAAACAATCAACCAGTCGATGAGGATTGGATTGTTCAATTCTTCAATTACGCCCAAGATATTGGAAATAATGAAATGCAGCAGCTGTGGGCAAAGTTGCTTGCTGGGGAAGTTGCAGAACCGGGAAGTTTCTCGCTTCGTACGCTACAAACCGTTCGGGTGCTGAGCCCAGAGGATGCCAAATTATTCCAGCGCTTTAATGCTTATATATGGAATGGATATGTTCATCTGTACGGTGGCGCGTCAACAGAAATTATGAAACGACGAGACCTGGGTTTCATTGACCTTGTCCACCTTCAATCACTAGGCCTGTTATCGGCTACATCTGACGCCGCCCTAACTGTTGCCGAAGAAAATAATCCATTTGAGGCCACGTATTTTGACAAACGTCATATTATTAATGCTCAACCCTGGCTACAAATTGGATGTTACCCGTTAACTGATATTGGGGTTGAATTGGGAACTTTGTGTGAGGCAGAGCCAGACGAAGAGTATCGCCTTGCACTTGTGGAGGACTGGAAGGCCCACGGCGCTGAAGTCACGGTAGTAGAGAATGATGAAGACGCGGTATTACCCTCAAGTGATTCAGAATAAGCGCCATGGTAACCAGTCTCTTCTGCTGCTTGCCAGCCTGTCATTTTCATGTGAGAGTATAAAACAATCATGCCATACAACCTTACGGATAGTCAGAAAGCAGTAATTGAGTTTCTTGTCGAACAGTCTCGTAACGGCTCTCTGGGGGAAGAGATAATGGTGACCTGGACTATGGGAGGCTCAAGCGTAATCAATTATCGCGGTGACCATCCAGATCTTAAGCAAGGGACATTAACTGTGCTTGAATCGAACCAGTTGATCAATATAGTTGACCGTGGTCGGCACACGTGGCGGTTTGTGTTGACTGGCACTGCGTTTGAAGCAGTTGATTCCAACTTTCAACAGCCTGACAACTCCTTCTTGAAATACCTTACGCCATTGGACGATATTTCAGACTTCGATGAAGAGATCAAGCAGCGGTGCCTACCCCTTCTTGCGGCTGGTGGAACTGACCCGGTGCTGTGGGATTCTGCCGTACGCACCGCCGCCGTAATTCTGGAGGAGCGACTTAAGGATGTTAGTGGAATTACTGGCCCCAAAAGTGACGGCCGCAATTTAGTCAATGCCATCTTTGGTAAAGAAGGAACACTAGCGCATAAATTTACTAATGAATCTGAGTTGCAAGGTTATCGCGAATTATATGCCGGCGTTTTTGGGGTGATCCGTAACCCGTACGCACATCGCTTAATAGATCCTTCGCCTGAGGAGGGTGGGGCATTTATCGTCTTTTTGAATTTGCTGCTTAAAAAACTTGAAGCACTGCGATAGCAAACCGCAGCCACTAATCCATGCCTGATTGTCGTTCAGCCGAAAGGAAGCCAATGACGCCATCCGCCAATCTCAGATTTTTCGACGATCTTAAAGAATGGTCCGAGCGTAAACTCCAACTGATCAAACAATATCTGGAGAGCTCGACCAAAATCCTAAGCAGTTATGGCCGCGTCTATTATTTAGATGGATTCGCCGGACGAGGCAGCTACGGGAAGGCCGGTGAGGTTCAAATTCCTGGATCTCCGTTGCAGGCCGCCCAGCTGGCAAAGGAGTTTGCGGCAAGTTCGAAGCCTTACGCTCTGCGATGTATCAACGTTGAATCCGATCGGGACACATTTGATGAACTCGAAAGGGTAACTGTTTCCTATGCACAGTATGTCCAGAATATCTCAGGAACATTTGCCGACAGTATTGCCACAATTCTGAAAGCGATGGGACGATATCCGGCAGTGTGCTTTTTAGATCCATTCGGTGTAGACGGAATGGACTGGAAAGCCGTCCAACAGTTAATAGCGCGCAAACCCCCCACCGACCTTTGGCTAAGATTTGACGCCGATGAAGTGCGTCGCCGCGATGGTTACTATAGATCCTCGTTGCCTGGTGCAGATAAGCAATTCGAGATTTTAACTCGTGTTTATGGAATATCAGACAACGATAAGCTCCATCAGGCTTTGCAGGCGGCCGATCCCGAAGCACGTAAGGAGCGCGCAGTTGAACTGTACCTTCAACGTTTGAATAGGGATTTTGTTCGGAATAAAGGGCAGGGTTATTCGGCTGCATATCGTATTGGCTCACTGCAGGAGGATATCAAGTATTATTTAATTTTTGCAACAGCCAACAAGAAGGGGTTGATTCTGGCCAGTAACATCGTTTATAAGATTGAGGAGGAGTATCAACGGGATCTTGAGCGCTATAAGGAGCACTATAAGGCCAGTCCTCAAATGACCATGTTTGCTATCATCGATCCTAGTCCTAAAGAAATTTTTGAGGCGAAAGTGCAAGATATCACTAAATATATGACTACGGCTGGCAGGCACGCCCAAGGCAATGGGCACTCTCTCACGCGCCTCGATCTTCATGCGCTATTACTGGAGCATCACTTTGGTCAGATCAAGGGCCCTCACGTGACCGAGGCCTTGAGGCAGCTGGTTAAAGATGGTATTATTCTTTCTCATGATGGCGCATTAAGTGATGACAACACCCGGATAACTTTTGCGTTGTGACATTAGGTGACACATGAATGAGGTAAGATGTTCTATAGGGGGAGAAAGGAATGAGTCTTAATTCGACTATCGAATGGACAGACGCCACTTGGAACCCTGTCACTGGATGCACAGAAGTTTCGCCTGGATGCGATCATTGTTACGCCAGAACCTTTGCTGAACGCTGGAGAGGAATCCCAGGGCATCACTTTGAGCAAGGGTTTGATTTGCGGCTATGGCCGGAACGACTCAATTACCCTATAACTTGGAAGAAGCCCCGGCGCATCTTCGTTAATTCGATGTCTGATCTCTTCCATCGTGATATCCCCGAGCAGTTCATCCTGCAAGTTTTTACAACAATGGCGTTAGCAAACTGGCACACTTATCAGGTGCTTACAAAGCGCCCTTCACGCCTAGTTAGTTTGGTGCCCGCTATTACCCGACATCTTAGTACGATCACTGGCTCAACAACATGGCCGATGAACATTTGGATGGGTGTATCTGTCGAAACAATGAGTTATGCGTGGCGCGTCGATCGACTTCGCAAAGTTCCATCTGCTATCCGTTTCATAAGCGCTGAGCCTCTACTAGACTCACTGAAAGGCTTAGACTTGAAAGATATTCACTGGCTGATTGCAGGCGGAGAAAGCGGCCCTGGGTATCGCACCTGTAAACCGGATTGGATCAAGGATCTTCGAGATCGATGTCGTCGAACAGGTATTGCTTTCTTCTTTAAGCAGTGGGGGGGACGCACCCCAAGTGCGGGTGGCCGCATTTTGGATGGTCGTACTTGGGATGAATTCCCACAACGAACAATTAGCGGATTATCGAATATCGTGCGAGCAGCCTCAGAGCTTCCTCCATTTTCTCCAAAATTAGACAGAGCGAATACTTAGCCGTGTAGTAGTGAATCAGATGATGGCAGTTTGCGGATCGTTTGTCATCCGCCGCGCATGACGTTTGACACACAACCTCTGTAAGTGTAGTTTACGCTTGCCCAGTAACCACCTTCAAGCAGTTTCGGTGGCTATTCGGCAGCCGCGCGCAGCGTTAAAAATGGGCCTGACGCTAATTGTCAAGCCCATCTGTTTGCCCCCGCGGTTTGTATTGTGTACCGTTTTTGTAGTGGTTCACTATATTGACTTTTCAAACGAAGCGGGCGTAAAATAGGGATATGGTCATCGTTCTCCCCGATGGAAAGAAGCAGGAAGTGCCAGCTAGGCTGGAAGCCATTATCCTCTGGATGCTGAAGCAGAGCGATGACATCACGCACGGCCACAAGACGATCGAGGTGGAGTGCCACGGAAAAACGGTCAAGCCGAAAATCACGGAGCACTTCGATCCAATTATGTGACGTGATCCGGTTCTAAAATTCAATCAGTTAACTCTGTGCGGAGATCCAAAGCGCCGTGCCCTCGTGGGGGGTGACGGCGCTTTTTCCGTTTCAGGCAAGGATAGGTCATGTTGGAGAGATCGGCGCCACCCGCCTTAAGCCAGAGACGGCAGGCGATTCTGGATTACATACGCAAATTCATCGCCGATCATCATTACGCGCCTACGTACCGTGAGATTGGAGCCGGAGTGGGCATTGGAACCACCAGCGTGGTCAAGTATCACCTGGACGCCCTAGTGCAATATGGCTACATCGGTCGCGCGGAGGCAGTGCCGCGCGGCCTGTGGCTCATCGAGCGGACCGGAACCCCGGTTTCTTCACATTTCTTTGGAGGACAGACATGAAGGCAAAGGTGTTGGTGTCAATCGTGATCGTTTTGATTCTTTCCGTGGCGATGTTGAATGTGGCGGCCGCGGCGCCGGCGCAACCGGTCCCGACGGCGCAAGAGCCAGCCGTAGCGCTGACGCCTGAAGTGCTGGCCGCGGTCCTGGGCGTGGTGCTCTCGCTGGCGGCTTCCTATGTGCCCCGCTTCCGCACGTGGTGGGCGGCGCTGCTGGATGACTATAAACGCCTCATCATGGCTCTGGCCAATATCCTGATTGGCGTGGTGATTTATGCTCTGGCCTGTTCGCCAAATACCGGCTTCCCTTTCGTTGTATGTCCTACCGGAGGATTCTGGTACTTGGTGCAGGTGATTCTGCTGGCGCTGATCGCCAACCAGACTACCGATCGGGTCAGCCCGGACACCAACGACGTGAAAGAAATCAAGGCAGCGCAAAAGGCACCACTGTCGGCGAGCGGGTCTTAGGACCTGGCTCGCCGTTGTGTGTGTTGGGGCGGGGGCGATGAATCCTGATGATTTGGTTCCGCTGTTGCTGGGCGGCGGGATCGGCGCGCTGGGCAAGACGGCGATCGATGCGTTCAACGCGCGCGCGAATGCCCGGCGCGACGATCGACGGCAACAGGTCGATGCGGTCAAGACCCAGGCCGACGCCGGCAAGACCGAGGCTGAGGCGCAGTTGACGCTGATCCAGAGCGCCGAAAGAATCGTCGCGCTGCAGGATCAGCAGATTATCGATCTCAAGGTCATCATCACTGAGCAGCAGGGGGCTTTCCAGAATCGGCTCGACGCGCAGGCGGCGGCGCTATCTGCCTATGAAACCCGGCTCGATCGAGAAATGGAGATGCGGCGCAAGGCCGACGTGATCGCCGAGGATTTGCGCAGCCAGTTGACCAAGCTGCGTGATGAACTGGCCGACGTGAAGGCGGCTTTCAAACTCGCCGCTCAGACGCAGCAAACGCTGCGCGAGGAGAACACCGCGCTGAAGCAACAGTTATTCGACATGGCGGTGGGGGTGGCGGCGCTGGTCAAGCAGGCGACGGAGGCGGGGCTGGCACCGGCGTATGTACTGGAGGTGCCGGTTATGGCCGAGACTATTGACAGGGTGACAAGGTGACAGGGTGACACACTGGTTGATCTACGAGCGATGCGACGGCTGCGAGCGGGAGTCGTGCCTGCAATGCCGCAGGGAAGATCGAGTGCTGACGCTGCGGGTGGTTGAGGCGGACGAGACGCCGTCGAATTCGCTGAACGGGCCGAGCGCGACACCCGAAGAAATCACGCAGCGGATGGGGAAACTGTTCGCGGTGGATGAAGACGGCAAGATCTATTTCACGGTGAAGGCCTCAGGGTGAAGGCTTCAGGATGAAGGTCGAATGAGCGCGGAGGTTCGAGCATATTACGCGATATTGCTGTTGAGGATTATCGGCCTGGCGCTGCGCGATGGAGCGGTGCTCGAGCAGGACGATGACAGGGTGACCTGGTGATAGGGTGAAGGGATGACAAGGTGACAAGATGACAGTTGAGCCAACCAACAATGCGTCAGCCGTTGCCGCGTCAACGCCACTTCCATCGCTGGTGCTGGGGGCTCGGCGACAGGCAGTGCTGGATTACATCCAGCAGTTTATAGCCGAGCGGCATTATCCGCCGACGCTGCGCGAGATCGGAAAGGGCGTCGGGATCACGACGACAAGTCTAGTGAAGTATCACTTGGATCGGTTGGAGCGCGACGGTTTGATCGGGCGGGATGCTGCCGTGCCGCGCGGGCTGTGGCTGGTGAGTTAGTAGATGGGTAAGCGGGTAAATTGGAAAATGAGCAACATTCAGCGCGTGACAAGATGACAGTGTGAAGGGGTGACAGGGTGACAAGAAGCGACCTGTGGTTTCCGATTCCAGATTGGCAGGAAGAGACACCCAGTGTTGACGCGTCAACGATCTTTCCGCCGCTGGTGCTGGCTGAGCCCGGATGCGCGGCGCTTGACTGCGCGTTGCCCGACCTGGGGCGCGTGGTGATCGTCGGACTGAGCGCGGTGTTGGGCTTGGGCGTGATCGCGACGGCATTGGGTTGGTGGACCTTGAGAAAGTTGAGGCTGTGGCGCCATGGATCCGATTGAGGCTTTCAGAGAGGCCCTGCGGGCGCGCCTCCTGCTGCACATGCGGCAGCGGCGCAACTGGCGCATTTACGATACGTATCTGGCGCCGGCGCGCAGTTTGAGTTGAGAGGTCGTTATCAGTTGTCAGTCGTCAGTTATCAGTAATTGGTTATTAGTAATTGGCGAGCAGTGTTTCCACGGAAACACTGGCGGCGCGCCAGTCGAAACACCGGACACGGGTAAATAGGCGAGCGGGCATGAGTAAATAGAATGGGCAGAACACGCACGACGAAACGGACTTCCAAGAAAACGCGCGCGGTGAAGGGCGCTGGACGGCAGGCAAGCGCGACGTCCCCCGAGACGGTCGATGCGGATGGATTGACGGATAAGCAGCGCGTGTTCGTGGAGGAATACCTCAAGACATGGAACGCGACCGACGCCGCGCGCCGGGCCGGCTATAAAGACCCGGAGCAGGCGGGGTACGAGAACAAGAGAAAACAAGAGGTTGCGACGCTCATTCAGCAGCGGTTGACGAGCCTGAAGTTGTCGGCCGACGAGGTGCTGGCCCGCCTGAGCGAGATGGCCACTTCGGACCTGGGTGATTTTCTGATGCCGCGCGGCAAGGGGGTCAGCCTGGATTTGAAGCGCGCCAAGGATGCTGGGAAACTGCACCTGCTGAAGAAGTACAGCAAGACGAAGCAGGGTGTTTCGATTGAGTTGTACGACGCCAAGGATGCGCTGGTTCAAATCGGGAAGTATCACGGCCTATTTGCGGAGCGGGTCAAACTGGAGACGTGGCAGTCCGAACTTATTGAGCAGGTGAAGTCCGGCGTGATCACGCCGGATGAAGTGATCACGGAGTTGGGCGAGGATGGGGCTCGAGCAATACTTGTCGCCGCAGGGCAAGTTATCGTTTCGCGCGCACCGGCGGCAGACAGCCCGGGCGAGCAAGGCTGAGGCCTGGCCGCCTGAGTATCGCAATCGAGACACAGGGCGCGCCTATCAACCGCATCACGCGGATGAACAGAGCGCCCAGGCTTGCGACAGGCCGCGCTACATGCTGGCGAAGGGCGGCGAGGGCGGCGGGAAAAGCGTTTTCGGGATCGTCAAGGATCTCAATCGGCTGCGGGCGGGCATGAACGGGATCCTGGTCTCGCCGGACCTGCCCCACTTCAAGAAATCGCTCTGGCCGGAGTTCCGGCGCTGGTGTCCTCCGGAGGCGGTGGTCGAAAAGGACCGCTATCGCCTGTCGGAGACATGGGAAGCGCAGCACGGCTTTGAACTGCACTTTTACAATATGCTGGGCGGCATCTCGACGCTGTACTGTGGGGGCATCGAGGAGCCCGGCAGCTGGGAAGGGCCGAACGTCAATTTTGCGCACTTTGACGAGGCCCGGCGAGCCAAGCGGCCGGCGGCGCTGAAGGTGCTCGACGGCCGTATCCGCATTACGGGGCCGTCTGGAGAATCGCCCCAACTCTGGCTGACGACCACCCCCGAATTAGGGCGCGGGTGGATCTACCGGTATTTCGGTCCGATCGATACCAGCGCCGGCGGGGAGTTTGAGGAGTTCAAACGCAACGCTTTGGTGATCACGCTGCTGACGCGCGACAACTCGGCGAACCTCGATCCGGAGTATGAGCGCAACCGGCGCAACTCGCTCACCAAGGAAGAGGCCGACGTGCTGCTGGAGGCCCAGTGGAGCGCCGGGGCCGCGGGCCTGGTGTATGGCACGTTTGGCGAGGAGAATCTGACCGACGATGAGCCGGACCTGGAGTTGCCTTTCGAGATTGCGTTCGACGACGGCTACATCGACCCGCGCGCGATTTTGTTTATTCAGCGCACAGGCACGCGCATTTTGGTCTTCGATGAGTTGTATCACAGGCGGCATCTGGAGGAGGTGTGCGTGGAGGAGGCGGTCGAGCGCTGTGGTGAGCGGTTCGGTTGGCGCTGGCTAGACGAGGGCGGGCAAGACGTCGAAGAACCTGACGACGCCGCGGGGGCGCTGGCCAAAGGCTGGTCTAGACGGGCCAAGCGGCTGCCGGAGATCGCCGTGGGATCGCATGAGGCGACGCAGCTGCACAGGCGCTTCCGCAAGGCGGATATTCCAAGCCGGCACGCGCTGCACCCGATCGTGGAGGGTATCCGCTTAGTCAGAAGCCTGGTGTGTGATGGCAACGAGTATCGAACGATTCGCGTCAACCGGCGCTGCCGGAATCTCATTTCCGAAATGGCCGAGGGGTATGTTTATCCCGATGCCGAGAGCAGCAAGCGGGACAACGAGCAGCCCATCGACGAGAATAATCACGCCTGCGATGCGCTGCGCATGTGGGCCTGGTTGAGGTCGAAGGGGTGACGCGCCGCGAACAGCGCGGCGGGTGACAGCATGACAAAGAAGACAAGAAGAGGGGAAGACGAGAAGGAAGGTGCAAGCAATGACGAATCCAAATACGATCAAGGCGCCTGAGGGGTGGCATCCGGCCGAGATGATGCGCCATTTGACGGAGCTGGTGTACGGACTCGATACGGTGGTAGAGGTTGGCTCGTGGCTGGGCCATTCAGCGCTGGCCTTAGCGCAGGGCTGCGCCGGGCGCGTGTATTGCGTGGATCACTGGCGCGGGTCGCACGGCTGCGGGGCTGTGGATGATCCGCTTGATCTGTATATGCGGTTTCTCGATCACGTGCATTCCAACGTGTCCGGGTGGCGCGTGGTGCCGTTGTACGGCGAGAGCGTGACCGTGGCACGACTGTTTAAGGTGTCGGCGGTGGACCTGGTCTATATCGACGGCGAGCACAGTTACGATGCGGTGACGGCGGATCTGCTGGCGTGGGTGCCGAAGGTCAAGGCGGGCGGGATCGTGTGCGGCGACGATTACGGCGAGGTCAAGGGGGCGGTGCAGGATTTCTTTAAGACGCAGCCGGTGGCGTCGGTTGATTTGCTGGCGAGCCAGCGGCTGTGGGTGGCGAGGCTGCCATGATGCGTCAAAGCATGGCGCTGCTGCGCGTGCGATGGCTGCCGCTGGCCAGGCGTGCCCTGCTGCGCGCCGGCATCATCGCGCGCGAGGCGATTTTGATCGCGCTGGTGCTCGCGCCGATCGTGCTGGCTTTCGCCGTGGGCGTTTTGTTTGCCGTGGGACGGCGTATGGTCATTGCGGCGCGTGAGGGGTTTCAGGATGGGCGGAGGCTCATCGATGGGTGAAGAGAGAGGTTGGGAGACGCTTCGCGGATTAGGGATTGGTAATTAAGGACGGTGCGACGTGAATATTTTTCAACGCATTTCGGCGCGGGCACGGGGTAAAGACCTGGCGGCGCAGCATCCTGAGACGACGACGCGCGAGCACTTGATGTCGGTGCGCTCGGATGCCCAGATGCTGGCGCCGTATTCGTACCTCGATGCGCTGGTGGCCAATGAGAATCACGTGTGGGTGATGAAGGGCGTGAAGATCATTTGCGACAATGCCGCGCCGCTGCCATTGTACGTGCAGCGCGGCGCTCAACGCATCGATAAGCATGATGCGCTGAAACTGCTCAATAATCCCAACGAGCAGCACTCGGCGGCAGAACTGTGGCGCTGGTGGTGCACCGATATGCTGCTGGGCGGCGAGGAGGGTTGGGAACTGGTCCACAACGGACACGGGCGCATCGGCGAGATCTGGCCGCGCCAGCCGCACGTTTTCGGTGTGATGCCGGATCCCAAGTTGAAGCGATACTACGTGGTGGATCATTATGAGATCGACGACAAGCAAGGCGAGCCGTACTCACTGAACCCGGACGAGTTCATGCATTATAAGTTCTTCAATCCGCGCAACCCGTGGCGGGGCGTCGGCCCGCTGCTGGCGCTGCGCATGTCGATTGCGATCGACGTCTTCGCGCAGGCCTGGGAAAAATTTCTATTTGTGAACAATGCGCGCCCGGACTACGCCGTGGTGGCCCCGCAGGGCACGACGCGCGGCGAGCGCGAAGACATCGAGAAGAAGATTTACCAGAAGCATGGCGGTGTTCAGAACGCGGGCAAGGTCATCGCGCTGGAAGAAGGTATTACGGACATCAAGATCTTGTCGTTTCGACCGAAGGACCTGGGCGAACTGGAGCTACGCAAGTTCTCACGGGACGAGATCGCGGGCGGATTGGGCGTGCCTGATATTTTGGCGGGCTTCGGCAACGATACCTACGACAACGAGGTGAAGCGCACGGCCGCGATCGTGGCTTTGTATTCGCTGACGATCAAGCCGCTACTGGGCTTTCGCGACGGCAAACTGACCAAGGACTTTCGGCGGCTCGGTTTGCTGGCCGACAACGAGGAGCTCTTCACCGACTACAGCGGTGTGGCCGAACTGCAAGAGGCGGCTGATGCGGAATGGAAGCGCGACAAGGAACGCATCGCGGGCGGCCACGTGACGATCAACGAATACAACGAAAATCACGGGTTGAAAAAACAACCGTGGGGAGATGTCTGGTGGGCACCGGCGAACCTGGTGCCGGTCGGCGGCGCGGGCATGCCTGCGCCGCAAGATAAAGACGCACCCGCGCTAACTCCATCGCAAGCACAAGCCATGCAACTGTTGATCGGCGAGACGACCAATCCTGTTACGGCGCAGAAGATTCAATTCGCCGAATTTGTGAGCGCGATCGCCGTGGTGGCCGACGTGTTGGCGCATTACCGTGGCGGACAGGGTGTCATCGACTTGCCGCCCGCCGCTTCCGATGACGCGCCCGACGATGCGCAGAAAGGGACAGCGTGATTTCAAGGACGGTTCGCCGTGCGCATGTTCGACACGATCGGTCAAGCCGTTCTTTTGCACGACGGCATCACTGTGCGGCGTGTCAACGATGCGCTGCGCGAATTGTTTCGTTACCCGTCGTGCGAGGCCATGCTGCGCTTGAGCGTGTTCGACCTGGTGGCGCGCGAATCGGCCGATCTGGTGGTCAAACGTTCCGACCGGTTGCGCCACGAGCCGGGGAAGGCGCTGCCCGATGCGCAGTATATTTGCCAGCGCGCCGATCGCACTTCGTTTATTGCCCGCGTGCGGACGCGCGATTACCGCTGGTCCACGCCGCGCGAGCCGTGCGAGGAGGGACGCTTGATTTTCTGGTCGCACGTTATTTACCTGCGCGAGGTTGATGACAGGGTGACGGGGTGACGGGGTGACGGGGTGACAAGGTGAAGGGATGACAATGTGACAGTGTGACACGCTTCGCGTGACAGGGTGACGTGTCCCTGCGGGACACGCTTCGCGAGAAGGGAAGCCAAGATGAATGCGGTCAAGCAATGCGCTGTGCAAAGAGACGGGCAGCAATGTCTCAATCCTGCCACGCGCGAGTTCGTCTTTACGGTCAAGATCGGCATCACGCTTGAGAGCGTCATTGACGTTAGCCACGTTGTATCGTTGTGCGAGGCGTGTTTTGAAAACGTCAGGCGCGGCGCGTATGTCTCGCACGGGCAACTCAACGCACCAGCCGCGCAAATCGAAACAGGAGGCCATTCATAACATTCATTCCACGAGGGGCAAATGGCGGGTCAGCGCGCCGGATGCGAGGCTGCGCGTCACGCCGGCGCAGTATGCACGCGTCCTGGAGCATCTTGCGGCCGGCGCAGAACTGCTGCAATTGAGCGAAGCAGACGCATGGATTTTTGTTGAGGTCGAACACAAGGGGCGGAAGATCAACGGCTGGCTGCTGAAGACGGAGGCGGCGCCAGTGGCGGCCGAGACGCCAGTGGCGGACGAAGCGCCTGAAACATTGCCTGCGCCGCCGCCGCCCTCTAGTATTTGACGAGCACTGCTCGCAACAGGTGTCCATCTCGATGACCAGCCCGCTGTCGTTCATGATCGGATTGAAGCCGACCGGCCTCGGCGACTTCGTCAACGAGGCGCAGCCGACCGGGTTGTACTGCCTCAATCAGCGCGTGCGCGAACTGTATCCCAACGTGCTGACGGTGCTGCGCATTCAGAACGATGTGTGGGGTCGCCTGCCCGACGCGTGCGGAGTCGATCGGTATTTTGAGAAGGAGGACCCGATCGCGTCGGCCAATTACGAGCTGCTGGAGAAGCGCATCTTCGTGCCGCTGGACAAACCTCAGAATTTAAGCGAGCGCGCCCGGCTACTGCTTGAGCGCGTCTTGCAACAGCTGCATATTCCGTACACGGCGCGAGGCGCGAATCTCAATCTGACCGAATACTGGCTGCTGTCGCAAGAGACGTGGTATGCGCCGTACAACGAATGGGACCTGGGAGAAGGCGACGATCGCTTCGCTAAGGCCGATTGGATGAATGCGTGGACGTGCCGCGCGCAGGATATTGCGCATGAGCACGGCGCGCGGCTGTGTATTGGGTCTTTCGCGTCGGGCGGGCCGAAACTCGACGTGCTGCCACACCTGTACCCGATGCTGCAAGCGGCCAAGAAACATGGCGATATCTTCGACTGCCACGCCTACGGCATCGAAGGCGCGCTGCGCACTAGCCCCAGCAGCGGCGCGCTGTATTACCGCGAGATCTACGCCGCGCTGCCCGTTGACTGCCGCGTGCCGTTCGTGCTCAGCGAATTCTGGTGGGGCAACGGCTTTGAAGCGACCGGCGACGTGCCTGCGCAAATGGCTGACGCGCAATGGTACGGGCAAGAGATCGTCAGGGATGACTATGTGTTATGGGCGAGCGCGTTCCAATTGAGCGAAGGGGCCGAGAGTGATTTCACGTCCGATGCCGTGACCGCTTACGCACAGGTGGCGAGCGAAATTCAACGCACAGGAGGCCAATCCGTGGCGCAGATCATTGGGGTCAATTCACGTTCGAACGGCGGGGATCTCACCGCGCTCGATAAAGCGACGATTCAACTCGCCATGCCGCGCTTGAACGGCTACAAGTTCCTCACGTCGGATGCGCGGAACAATCACGGCGCGCTGGTCAACCTCGGCGTGCCTGCGGCCAATTGCATTAACCGCTTGTACTGGGACGTCGGCAATATCAGCACACTGCCGACCGCGCAGGATTTCTATAATCAAGTCTGCCGCACGCCCGTGCTGGAAATGCTGGCCGATCAAATCTTCTGGCTGGAATTTTTGAACGAAGTCAACCTCAGCGACGAATGGAAGTGGGGTGTCAGTACCTTCGTCACGTGGTCGAAGTCCGTCATTCAAATCCTGCGCCAGAATCATCCGGCGTTGAAGATCATCTCGCCGGGCTTGTCGCCCAACGCCACCACGCCGACGTGGGATGACGCCTTTGCCAGCGGCGGCGTGTATGCCGCCTGCGACGGCATCGGCGCGCACGCCTACGGCAGCAAGCTGGAGCACGTCGATAACAACGACGAACTGCGCTACTATCGGCGCTTTCAGCCGCGCCTGACGGGCACGCAAAAGATTTGGATCACCGAAGCGTCGCTCAAGTTCTACACGTGCACGCCGCGCGAGGTGGGGTTGCTCTATGGGCAGTATGCCACGACGCTCGAACCGTATGTGGCAGGCGTGTTCTTTTTCACGCTGCAAGGCGACGCCTTCGCCAGCAGCGGGGAGGAATGGGTCACACGGCAGGACATTCCGCGCGGCCTGAAAGACTACGTGCCGACGCTGCCGCCGCCCGACCTCGTGTTCGACGGGCACTACAACAAAGCCACGGGCGCGTTGATCAGCCGTGACAAAGATTACCAGTTCAACCTGACAGCCAACACGTCGATCGAGACGCGCTTCGCCGCCGCGCAGCCGCCTGTGACTTATACGTTTCAGCACAGCGTCGTGCCCGCCTCAGCCGCCGCGCGTGTGACGGTGACGCCGCAACCCGGCACGCATCCGGCTAACACGTCGATCCGCATCATCGCGACGTAAAGGAGTCCACTATGCCGCAACTCTATGCCTTGTCCATTCATGAAGGTTCGTTCACGTTCACGCCCGTGCCCGTCGAAGTGCCGCTGCCCGAACCGCCTGAGCCGTTCTGGGTGGCGTGGCCGATTCAGTCGCACGAAGCGCCGCGCATCACGGACGGCGGCAAGTTCAACGCGCCGCGCAACTATGCCAACGGCAAGCACGAAGGCGCAGACGGCGACGCCTTCGACAACACGACGGGCACCAACGCGATCGTCGTCGCCGCGCAAGACGGCGTGGTCGAGTACGTGTGCCAGCGCGGCGATTCGCCGTCGTATGGCTTGCACGTCGTGCTCAAGCATCCGTGGGGCGCAGAAGCCGATCGTTGGCGCACGCTGTACGCGCACCTGTCTCAAATCTTCGTCGTGCCCGGCGCGATCGTCAAACGCGGCACGCCGCTGGGCGTCGCAGGCCGCACGGGCACGGAAGCCATTCACTTGCACTGGAGCGTGCACGACGCCGTGGCCGGGTTGAAGGGTTACGTGCGCTGCAAGGATTGTTCGGCCTTTTGGCCAGACGGCGTGATCGATCCGGAGAGCGTGTTGAGGAAAGCGTGAGGCAGACGATGGGTAAACCAGCAGAGAACGGCAGCGGGCTGTCGCGCGCGGGTGTGCTCACCCAGGTAAATACCGGGGAAGCCCTGCGCGCCGATGAGCAGGCGATCTTGAATTACATGCGGGCGGTCGAAGGCGAGCACCGGCCCGGAATTTTGATTGCGTTCTATAATGGGAGCAATTGGATCAATTACGAGCGTCCGCAGGCGCGGTGGCTGCCGAAGTGAGGGGGAGGTTGGTAATTGGTAAATTAGTAAGTTGGTAGGTTAGTCAGCGGGGAGATTGGTCAGGAGATGGCGAATGAATTCGCAACTACGGAGTGGGTCGAAGCGGCTCACGCAATGGCCGGCTGAAATTGTATTTTTCCTTATTTTGGTGGGTTTGCTCATCATCATGTTAAGCGTCGTTTTAGCGGCGCTCGGGATGGCCCAACGAACGGCCGCCGAGAGTGACGGCGGGCGGGCCGGCGCGGACCTGACCGGCGGCGACCTGACCGGCAGCGTGGTGTTTGACACGCGGGAATATACGGCGGACGGCGAGGTGCGCACGCTGGTGTTTACGAATACGCTCGGCACGCCGCTGCGCATCCGCAAGGCGTACCTGTGGATGGGGATGTACCACGGCGCCCTGGGCGACGGCGATGCGACGGTGCTGCGCACGCGCGACGGGGCGATCGTGGCGAAGTTGCAATGGGATCATTATGCCGAGCCGAGTGCGCCGGTGGCGCAGGTGTTTGACTTTGCGCCGGATTACGTGCAGCTGGACGCCGGGGAGACGTTGACGCTGGTGTACTATACTCACCCGCTGGACTCAGCCGGGCCGTTCAAGGCGGCGGTGCAGTGTATTGTGTGGTGGTCGACGTATGAATAGTGAGTCATATTGACACTGGTACACAATTTGGTGTAAGATGGTGAGCGTAGGGAGTAAGAGTTGAGAATGTGAGATAACCGTTAGCCGCTGGACGAGGCACCCTACCTGAAGCGCCTTATAGAGCGCGTCCAGCGCAAGCGGAAAATAGCTGTTCATTCAAAGCCCATAGCGGTCAAGCCGCTGTGGGCTTTTTGCGTTTATGGCCTGGAAGGATCTGTAGGAGGCGAAGATGCGAAACAAGACGCGCCAGGATCAAAAGAAATCTGCCGAGGGCGAAAGGGCCACTCCGATGAATGCGCCACCCAGTGGCGCGCCGCCCAGCGTTGTGCACAAGGTCTTCACCGTCAAGGTGCTGGACCGGCAAGAGAACGGTGGGCGCATTTTGATCAACACGGGCGCGGTCGATCGCCAGCGTGATCGGGTGCTCCCGGCCGGGGCGCGCGTCGAAAACTACCTCAAGAATCCCGTGGTGCAATGGGCCCACAACTACCGCGATCCGTTCGCCACGATCGGGCGCACCCTCACACTGACGCGCTCGCCGGAAGGATTGGTTGCCGATTTTGAATTGCGGCCGGCGGCCAATGAATTCGATCCCCAAACGATTGTGCTCTTGTTGTGGAACGGCGGCTGGATCAAGGCGGCTTCAATCGGTTTTCAGCCACTTGAGGCCAAGCAGAACAACGTCGGCGGCCACGACTTTACCGACTGGGATTTGCTTGAATTCTCGCTGGTGCCTGTGCCGGCGAATCAGGAAGCGCTGCGGCTGGCGGTGAAGAGCATCGACGATCCGGAGGGTGTGAGGGTCATTAAAGCGGCCTGCACGGCTTGCGGGCGCGAACTGCCGGTCAGCGCGACGTTGTACGCCATGAGCCTGATGGATCCACTGATGCTGCGCTGCGCCGAGTGCCAGGTACGCGACGGTGAAGCGACGTTGCAGGAAGCCGAGTCACTCGACGATGAAGCCGAAGCGCCAGTCGAGCCGAAGGCGTGGCTGCGGCGAATTGTGGTGGAAACCGACCAGGCGCGCCACCATTACGCGGCTTTCACGACACGCACGGTGGACGTGCCTGAGGATGCGACGGTGCTGGTGATGGATATGGAACTGGGCGAGTGCAACGAGCAGCCGCACCCCGATCGCGGCACCACCGTCAAGTTCAAGCGCGTGGTGTTTTTGCCGCCCTTGCAACTCGCCAGAGGCGATCAGGTACACGCCATCGAGCGGCGCGACGAGGCCGACGAGACGCTGGTCGCGCACGACCTGTGGGAGGTCAAAGCGTTGGGCGAGGTGTTCGACTCGCTGCCGCAGGACGATGCGCCGAATGCCACCGGCGGGACAAAGGCGGCGGGCAACGTGGCGACGTTTGAACAATTGCTGCCGGTGGACATTCTCACGGATAAGGTGTTCGAGCGCGCGCTGCATCTGACAAAGCGCTGGCACCGGCACAGCAAACCGATCGAGGTGAAGGCGGGCCGCGTGTTGAGCAAGAAGAACGAGCGCAAGATCGAGGCGGCGCGCGATCACTTGAACGAGGTGCTGGCGGAGGTGCAGGAACAAGAGGAGGAGGAAGAGGAGAAGGGGAGAAGGGAAGCAAACGCTAACGACGGCCTGGTGCTCGATCAGCATGCGCTGGATTTGATGCGCGGCGCGGCGGCGGACCCGCTCCCGTTCGTGCGCGTGGCGTGCCCGTTCGAGTGCGGTACGTCGATCCCGGCGCTGAGCTGGGGGATGTATCGCTGCCCGAACTGCCAGGGCACGTTTGAAGTCATCCCCGCGAGCGGCGTGTTCAATGTGCCATTCAGTGATGCCGTGAAGGATGAAACGCTGCTTGAAGTCAGCGCCGTCGAGCCGGGCATCGTCATCAAGGGCGCGATTCCTTCCCACACCACACCGAAGGCCGATCCGGATACGGCATGGGACGCGGGTGAGGTGCTGCGCGAGTGCCCCAGCGAGCGCGGCGCGCTGCGCAAGATCCATGCCTGGGTGGACGGCGACGGCGATCCGGATGCGAAGTCTTCCTATAAGTTGCCGCATCACCTGAACGACGGGCGCGTGGTGCTGCGCGGCGTGAACAATGCGAAGGCGCGCCTGCCGCAAAGCGACATTCCCGAAGGCGATCGGGCCGGTGTCGAAGCACACCTCAACCGTCATCAAGCCCAGTTTGAAAAAGCCGCCGCGCTGCGTGACTTCGCGCGGGCTTTGAACGAAGCCGCAGATGAACTTAGCGGCGATCAACATCTCAGCGACGAAGACGAGCGCGTGCTCGTCGGCGAGTTACGCACTCTCATGGCGACCGTTAAGGAGGTTATCCAACATGAGTGACCAGTTAGCAGACATCCGTGGCGAGATTGCGCAACTCGCCGCCGTGGTCAAGGAGCATGGAAGCGATAAGGCCACGATTGACTATGACCGGCTGGCGCAGACCGTCAGCGGATTGGTGGATCAGCAGGTGCAGAAGCGCCTCGACGACGCGGAGGCCAACCGCCCGCGCCGCAAGGGCGAGTTGATCGGCCCGCCCGGCTTCCGCGTGCGTTCGAAGGGCGAGGTGCAGGGCGGCAAGTTCGACGGCGCGCGCGTGGATGATCTGATCTTCACGCACTGGCTGTTGAGCCGCGCCCAGCAGGTGGGCGGCGAGCGCGTCAGGCCGCCGTCGCCTGAATTGAAGAACGCGATCGGCTTAACCAAAGCCCTCGACTCGACCACGGCCGGATCAGGCGACGAGTACGTGCCGACCGGCATGGCGGCGGAGCTGTGGCAGGACATGTTCCTGGCCGCGAAGATCGGCGGGTCGATCCCGGCGATCAATATGCCGACCGACCCGTTCGACATCCCGCTGGGCTGGGCAACTGGCGCGTGGCGCAAGGGCGGGGCGAACACCGCCATCACCGCGCAGGATGCGACCACGGCCAAGAGCACGCTGACGAGTACCGAGCAAGTGTATGAGGCTGACTGGGCGTATGACCTCGATGAGGATTCAATCATTGCCGTGCTGCCGTCGCTGCGCCAGGAGATCACGCGCGACGGGGCCGAGCAGATCGATCGCTTCATCATGAACGCCGACGCGACCGACGCCGCGACGGGCAACATCAACAGCGACGACGCCAACCCCGCCAACGATTCGTACTTCCTCTCGGCCGGGCAAGACGGCATTCGCCACCTGTTTCTCGTGGACAACACGGCGCAAAGCGTCGCGCTCAATACGACCTTGACCGATGCGCTGGTGCTGGCCGCGATCGGGCGCACGGGCAAGTATGCGGCTGACACGAGCAACCTCGGCATCGCCGTCGATGCGCTGACGTACATCGCCATGCTGGGCCTGACCAACGTCGCGACGCTCGATAAGTTCGGGCCGAACGCGACGGTACTGACGGGCGAGCTGGCGAAGTATGCCAACGTGCCCGTGCTGGTCAGCGGCGCGCTGAGCCTGGTGGACACGGACGGCAAGTACACGACGACCACGCCCGCGACTAATGACGTCTACGGGTCCATGGCCGTCTTTCATCGCCCGTCATGGCGCGTGGGCTTCCGGCGTCAACTCATGATCGAAGTGGACCGCTTGATCCAGAAGCGGCAGTTGGTGATGGTGGCTTCATTCCGCATCGCGGTCGCCGCGCGCGGCACGCGCAGCACCGCGGTACACACGGCCGGCGCACATCACATCAAATTCTCGTAGCCGTCACAGGCAATAGGAGGCTGACATATGGCTGGCGATCTGTCTTACGAATATGGTTTGCCGCTGGCGTTGCAGTATGGAAAAGCGAACCTGGCCGGAAACGCAACCACGCTGCTCACGCTGACGCAGGGCGGCGCGGGCTTCGTCGTGCCGACTGGCTACAAGTTTCATCCGATGCTGCTGCACGCCGAAGTCAATGCCGCCGTACAAGGCGGCAGCGGCGTCGTGAAAGTGACGGCCAATACAACCGCGCTGACGGGCGGGCCGAGCGTGACGCTCAATGCCAACACACAGACAGCGGTCGCGACGGCGCGGGTCAATGCCGATCCGATCGCAGCGGGCAAAGTCGTCGCGTTGAATATCGTGCAAGACGCCAACTTCGCCCCGAACACGCTGGACATCGACGCAGTTTTAGTCGGCGTGCTGCTGCCCGCCTGATCGGCCTATGTCATGGCGGTTTTAATCGGCGTCCCGACTTATGATGACAAGGTGAACACCGGGCTGGCGGCGGCGCTTATTGCCGAAGGGGCGTTGCCGCACTGCCCGGTGTACACCGTCGCCTTCAAGGCGGTTTCATTGCTCGCGCTGGGACACAATGAACTGCTGTGCCTCGCGCTCAATAACCGCCCCGACATCTCCCACTTGCTGATCGTGCACGCCGACATCCTGCCCGATCGCGGCTTCCTCATTCAGATGCTGAGTGACATGGAAGAAGCGCACGCCGATGTGTTGGGCGCGATCGTGCCGATCAAAGACGGGCACGGCTTGACGTCTACCGCGTATCTGCCGCACCTGGGTCCGCCCGACGCGCAAGGGCGCTATGAATTCAGGCGGCGGCGCTTGACCATCAAAGAAGCGACGCGCCTGCCCGATCTGTTTGACGTGCACGACATACAGCACCTGTTCAGCGATGATTCGCCGGACGGCGTGCTGCTGGTCAACACGGGCCTGCTGCTGCTCGACGTGCGGCAGCCGTTTGCCGAGCGCGTGCACTTCGAGATCAACGACGCCATCTTCACGAATGGCGACGGCAAGTTTATCGCCGACGTCGAGCCGGAAGATTGGTACTTTTCGCGCCAGTGCGCGCTGGCCGGGGCGCGCGTGTGCGTGACGCGCCGCGTGGGCCTGCGCCACATCGGCAGCGCGCGTTTTCCCAACAAAACGACGTGGGGCGAGTGGGACACCGATCAAGCATGGTCAGCCGCGCCGCGCAAGGAGAATGGACAACATGAAACTCAAAGTGTTGAGCCGGTATCGTAACGGGCCGCTGGGCGTCGAGTACGAACCCGGCAAGGAAATCACCGTCGATCAAACGCGCGGCGAATTCCTGCTGCGCGATGCGCCCGGCGCGTTCATGGAGATCAGCGAAGCGCCGCCTGTGCAGACCACGGCCTTTGATGAACCGCCGCGCACGACGGCCGTCAAACGTACGCCGCGCACGAAAGGTACGACAGCCGCTGATAGCGACGCCTGACGCGCGCCACAGGCAAAGGAACAGCACATGAGCAAATTTCTTGTCAAGCAAAGTTTTCGCATCACGGATGAAACGTTCGCCGCTTATGCGGCGCACGTCGAAACCGCGCGCGCCGCGACGCCGCAAGGTGAAATGAAGCCGCCGCTTGAACCGCGCGTGGGTTTGACGAACGGCGCAATCTATATCGCAGGCGACACCATCGAAGTGACACCGCTCGAAGCGGCGGCGCTGGCCGTCATCGCGCCGCCCGGCGCATTGGAGGCTGTGACATGATCAAATCCCTTCGACGCCACTCCAGGTTCGCGCACGGATCACTCACTGCAACCGTTAATCGGCAACAGTCGGCGTCACTCAGTTGGCGCGTGCGGAACGTGCTGCGCTGGTCATTTATCAAGGCGTGGCTGGGCATCCAACTGATCGGGCCGCTGGCGAACCATTTCGGTTTGATGACGGCGTATGCCGAGCTGCGCGCGGTGTGGATCAAAGCCGATGGGTCGCGCGTCGATTACGGCGTGCTGTCTTATCGCGTGGTGACTGACGCCGGCGTGGCATATATCGTCGATGACTGGGACGGCGGGGCTAACGCCATCGATAACTTTAATTATCACGGCGCGGGCACCGGCACGAATGCCGAAGCCGCAGGCGACACGACGCTGCAAACCGAATCGACTACGGCGCTCAATCCAGATTCGACGCGCACCATCGGCACGAAGTCGCAGCCTGCGGCTAATCAAATGCGCACCATCGGCACGCTGACGTTTGACGCTTCGGCGGCGATCACCGAGCACGGCATCTTTACCCAGGCCGCCACCGGCGGCGGGACGCTGCTCGATCGCAGCGTGTTCGCAGCGATCAACGTCGGATCGGGTGACTCGATTCAATTCACCTATACGCTGACGCTGAACAGCGGTGGCTAATGGCGATCGTGCTGGTGCAGCACAAAGCCAACTTCGCGACGGACAGCGGCGACACACTGGCGGTGACGGTTGACCCGACTGGCTCAGGCAATTTGCTCATTGCGATGGCTGGCGGCTACGGCAACGGCGCGACCGTCACGGGCGTCAGTGACGGCACGAACAATTTCTCACAGGTCGGCAGCGCGCGCGCCACGTTCGGCAGCGGGCAGCACTGGACGGATGTCTGGATTCTCACGCCGAGCGCGTCGGGCAAAACGTCGATCACGCTGACAATCACAGGTTCGGGTAATCGCACCAAATACCTGTGGGTGTTTGAGGTATCGGGTATCGATAATCCGACGCCTGAGGCCGTCAACGTGGTCACGGACGGCAGCAGCGCCTCGCCGCTGCCGGGCGCGAGCGTGTCGATCGCGGTGGCCGATACGTTCATCTGTTCGCACAGCATCAACGACTCGGTGATCACGGCCGTCGGCAATACATTTACGGAAGGCGACATTCAAGACGGCAATGCGTCGGGCTATAAAATCACAGGCGCAACGGGCAGCTACAATGCGAACTTCACAGCCAACTCCACGACGACCTACTGTAATTCCACTGTCGCTTTCAAATCGGGCAATCCGGTGTTTGCCAAAATACGTCCTGACTTTTCGACGTTTCCGAAAGCAAGTATGAGGCTCGAATGATTCTTTTGACGGCCACCACCGATAAGATTCAGATCGTGACGGACGCCGCCGTGACCGTCGATGTGCATGTCTCGGCCGTCGATCTCAGCGGCACGACGGTTACGCCGCTGCGTCAGAACACGGCCATCAGCACGGCCACGACGACCGATGTACTGGCCGCGCCGGCGTCATCGACACAGCGCAATCTCAAGACACTCAACGCGCGCAATCGCAGCACGTCAGCCAGCGTCGGGGTGCTGGTGCAGTTCAATCAAAACGCGACGATCTATGAATTGTTCGCCGCGACGCTGCGCCCCGGTGAAACATTGGAATATGTGGAAGGCGTCGGCTTCTTTGTCGTCGGGCCACGCCTGCCGACCACGCCCAATGCTTCCACCTCTGATCAATCGATCGGTGCGAGCGCGACGGCGTACCTCGCGGGATCGGCACTGCGCTTCGACGCCAATCCGTCGATCGGCACGGTGCTGCAATGGCGCATCAGCGTCGCCAAGTCCGGCGCAGCCACGGCGACCGAGACCTGGGACATTCGCTTCGGCGCGAACGGCACGACAGGCGATACGGCGCGCAATTCGTTTACGGGCGACACTGAAACGGCTGTGGCCGACGAAGCGCTGGTGGATATCTTGTGCACGATTCGCGGGCCGATCTCAGCCTCCTGCGTAGCGCAAGCGCTCTGGTGCATGGACGATAACCTCACGACCACGGGCTTTTCAAACGCCGCGCGCAAGGCGCAGGTGCGCGTCAGCACCAGCGCGGCCTTCGACATTACCGGCTTGCCGCTGATCGTCGGCATCGCGCTGACGACAGGTGCATCGCACGCGATCACTGTACGACAAGTCGTGGCGCAAGTCATCAAGGCATAACCATGGCGCGTTTCGGCACGTTCGATCAAACGATCAAAACCGAAGGCTGGTTCGACGAGGTCGGGCAAAGCGCCGGCTGGTTTGACATCGAACTGCTGCACACGACGGGCACGCTGTTTACGCAAGATGTCGGCGGCACGCTCGCATCGAGCGGAGCGCTCGCGCGCCAGGCGAATGTCATTCGCGCAGGCACGCTGACCGAGGCAGGCGCGTCGATCAAGGCGATCGCGCACCTGATGACCGGCACCGGCACGAGCAGCGGCGCGCTGCTGAAGCAGACGCAAAAGCCATTCGGTGGGGCGGCCGGCAGCAGTAGCAGTGTCAGCGGCGCGCGCACAATCGTTACCGCACTGACCGGCGTCATGGTTGGCAGCGGCGCCTTAACGCGGCAAACGCTGCGCGCCCTGGCGAGTGCGATCAGCAGCAGCGGGGCACTGGTCAAGCAGATGCAGCGCGCGCTGAGCGGCGGGGTTACGAGCGCCGGCGAGGCGACGAAGCAAACGGCCCGGTCATTGGCGGGCGCGATCGCATCCAGCAGCGCGGTTGCCGGGATCCGAACAATTCTGACCAGCCTGTCTGGAACAATAACCAGCGCCGGCACGCTGACCAAGCGCTTGGCGCGAGATCTGGCGGCGAGCCTGGCGTCGTCGGGGGACGTGGTGAAGCGCACGGCGAAAACGTTCGGCGGGGCGCTCGCCAGCAGCAGCGCCTTAACTTCCATCAAGGGGATCATGATCGATTTGACGGGCACGCTCACTAGCAGCGGCTCAGTGATCAGGCGCACGGCCAGCAGCTTGGCAGGCACGATCGTCAACAGCGGCGCGATGGTTAAGCAGACTTTGACGGCACGGGCGGGCGTACTTACTTCAAGCGGAGCACTGTCCGGCTTGCGCAGCATCTTGATCGCTTTCAACGGCGCGCTCACCTCAAGCGGGGCGCTCGTGCGTCAGGTATCCAAAGGATTGGCGGGGATGATAGCGAGCGGCGGGGATCTGACACGCCGCAGCGCGCGCCTGGCCAGTGGCAGCGTGGACGTCAACGGCGCTCTGGCGCGCCTCACTCAATCGGCACGCAGCGGGGCGCTTTCCCTCAGCGGCGCGATCGAAAAGCAAGCGCGTCATTTCAGCAGCGGGGTTATTGCGAGCGCGGGGCAGGTGCAGCGCGACGTGACGCGCGCCGTATCGGGTGCCATCGACAGCGGCGGCAGCGTGACGATTACTTTTCTGGTCGCCGTGGCGGGCGTTCTGGCCAGTGCGGGCGCTCTGATCGCCGAGTTTATCAGCGCGGGCGCCGGAACGGCCGCCTATTACTTCCGACATTACATTCTCAGGCGGCGGGGATGAAGTGTCCCTGAGGAGCAGGGTGATGTGTTTCCGCGGCATCGTGTCCGACTGTTTCCGTGGAAACAGTCGGCGGCGCGCCTGGCGAAACACGGGTGATGGCGTATGAGGCCGATCAAAGTCAACGAAGAAATTGCCAGCAAGCGACGCGTCTTTTTTCAACTCGTCGCTACGGACGGCATCACGCCTGCCAACGGCGAGGGCGGAGGTCAGCCGCAGATCAGTCTCAACGGGGCCGCGTGGACGGCCAGCGGGATCGGAACGTTGGTCGCGATCGGCAACGGGCGTTATTACGCCGAACTGACGCAGGCCGCCTTAGCGACGTTGGGCACGGTGATCGAGACGCGTTACAAAAGCAGCAATACGGCGGAATGTCCTGGCGACACGCTGCAAGTGTACGCGGTCGATCCGGCGTTGAGCATCGGCCTGTTTTCAGGCAGCGGTGCAGCCCCGTGGACCTACACGCTCACGAGCGACGTGGACGGCGCGCCGATCGTGGGTGCGGCGGTGTGGGTGACGTCGGACGCGCTCGGGCAAAGTGTGATTGCGAACGGTGTGACCGATGCCAGCGGGCAAGTCGTGTTCATGCTCGATCCGGGCATCATTTACGTGTGGCGACAAAAAGCCGGGTGGGTGTTTGACAATCCTGACAGCGAGGTAGTGACCTGATGGGCAGCGGAACTGGTTCACCTGCGGCAGCATCTCCGATCGCGACGTTTGCGCGGCCTTACGCGAGCCTGCTTGACGTGCTCGACGATCTCGAACTGGACGGCGTGAAGTCGCACGACAAACTGTGGCGCTTCATCAACGCGGCTAGCCAGTTTATCGACAAACGCGGCAAGTTCGTGCCGGTAACGGAGACACGCACTTATACGGGCAGCGGCTGCGTGACCCAGTGGATTGAGCCGCTGCTGGCGCTGGCGTCGATTACGCTCGACGGCATGCTGCTCATGAGTGACGAATACGTGCTGCTACCGCACAACAAGCACTGGGAGCACGGGCCGTACACGTCGATCGAGTTGACGCGGGGCGGACTATGGCCTGACGCGTTTCCCAGCGGCGTGGTAATTGCGGGGCAGTGGGGGCTGTATTCCGATCGGGTGGCCTTGGCCGCGACGGCAACGCAGACGGCTGACGCGGAGACGATCGTGGTGAGCCGCGCGCCGGACGTCAGCCCCGGCGTGATCCTCGACGTGGGCGGCGAGCAAGAAATCATCACGGGCTACGATGACCCGCTCGAACTGGGTGCGACGCTGGCCGGCGCGATCGACGATGCGACCGACGTGCTGACGCTCAACGCTTCCGATCAAGTCGAGCGCGGCGAAATTATCCGCTGTGGCTTCGAGCAGATGCGCGTGCTGGATGTCAGTGCCGCTGAAGCGCAGGTCGGGCGCGGCTGGAACGCCACGGCGCGCGCGACGCATGCCGACGGTACGCCCGTCGCCGTGTACCGCGCTTTTTGCGTGTCACGCGCGGCCAACGGCACGGCGGCCAGCGCGCACAACGCGACGCCGCTGTACCGCTTGCTGCCGCCGTATGACGTGCGCTACTTGTGCGAGCAGATCGCGGCGCTCATGTTCAAGAAATCGCCGGGGGGCTTTGCGGGGAAGACGGGGAATGCGGAGCTGGGCGAGGTGTTTTATCACAATGAATTCCCGAAAGACCCGCTCAAGGCCGTCATGACCAACTATCGCATCGTGCAAATCTGAAAGGAACAACATGGATATTCAACACGCGATCGACGCGCTCAACGCCGCTTTTGAACAAGATCCGGCTGCGATACGCGCATTGCTGATCAACGTGGTGCCGTGCAATGCTGCGCTCGCCGCGCATCCGACGATTCAGTGTGGAGAATTGCCAGACATGACCAGCGTCAGCGCGTTGGGCCTCGTCAACGGCGTGATCGGCGCATTGGGTTTGCCGCTCATCGCACCCAAATGGTCTGACATGCCCGACGCCGAAGGACGCTTCGAACTGTTGGGGTTTTGTGCCTATTAGCCGCTCGATAAATAGCGTGCGTCGTTTCAAAGGCTGAATGCCGTGTACACCGTCGAGATTCAGGGACTGGAAGAACAGATCGGCTTGCTCGAACGCTACGACGACATTGCCGAAGCCGAGTTGACGCACGGCATGTATGAAAGCGTGAAAGCGATCCGGTACTCGGCGCGGGTGCATGCGCCGCGCTTCAGCGGGGATCTGGCCAATTCGATGCAGTCGCGCGTCTCGAACGTGGGCAGTTGGCTGGTGGGCGAGGTGTATTCCGATGCCGCCGATCCGGTCTATCCGCTGGTGATGGAGAGCGGGCGCCGCGCAGGCGCGGCCATGCCACCGCCCGACGCGCTGGCGGGGTGGGCAGATGCCGTGCTGGGCGACGCGAGCCTGGCGTTCGTGGTGGCACGCTCGATCGGGCGCAAAGGCATTAAAGGCCGTTTCTTTTTGCGCAAGGCTTTCCGCGAAAATGAAGCGGCGATCCTGGGCCTGTTCAGGTTGATTACGGAGCGCATCGCGCAGAAGCTGGCCGTGAAGTAGGTTGGGGATTGGTAAATTAGAAAGTTGGTAAATAGAGACTGGAGATTGGAAGCAATGGCGGTGCAGGATTGGATCGACGACATCGTGGCCGTGTTCAACGGTTTGCCGGGACATGACGGTAAAACTGTGCGGGCGTTCTACGTCTATCGCAAGGCCGAGTTTCCTGACGCGCTCGCGACGTTCCCCAGCGCGCTGACGTTCACCGACGCCATGCGGCCTGAATACAGCGCGGGCGGACCGTTGATCGACGCGTGGACAGGCATCACCGAGTTTCATTTGTTCCCTGACATTTCGCGCGCGCACTATCCCGAATGCATGTTGTACTTCGCGCGCATCCGTAATGCGATGGCCGCGCACTTGACGCTGGGCGGGAAAGTGGCGCACTGGCTGCCGCGCGTGGATGCACCGTACCCGGTGCGCGGACCGGTCAAACTGAGATATGGCGATGATCAAGAACACCTTGGGGTCGTCGTACAGTGGCAAGTCAAAGAACACGTCGGCGGTGAATTCACAGTCGCGGCTTAGCGCCGCAAAGGAGCATACGCAATGGGTGAACGAATCTTTTCAAAATACCAGTATGGCCTTGAAGCAGCCAACGCGCACGGCGTCATCGTCGCCGCGACAAAGATCTTGGTGGGCGCGGATCAAAAGCCCGTGCCGCCTGACTTCGTGCCGACGTTTGCTGAGGATAACCTCGGCATCCGCATCCGCTCGTCACGCTCGATTCTGTCTGAGAAGTTTGTCGAGGAATCGCTGTCCGTGCCGCGCATGTACTATCAAGGCTTGCCGTTTTTCTTCGGCTGCGGCTTGCGCGGCGGCGTGGCGGCGGTGACGAATAACGGCGTCAGCACGTGGACGTTTACGCCGTTGCTGAACACCGCCAACGCGCCTGACACGTTCACACTCGAAACAGGCGACGATACGCAAGCCTACGTGATGGAATATGGCATGTTCAAATCGCTCAAATTGTCGGGCGAGATCGATCAAGCGGGCGGTGAGAGCGCCGTCAAGATTGAAGCCGCTTACTTCGCGCGGCAGGTCGCCAAGCAAAACTTCACGGCGGGCCTGACCGTGGCGCAGGTCAGTTCGATGAGCGCCAAACTCGCGCGCTTGTATGACAACCCGACGTGGGCCACGGTGGGCAATACCGAAGTCGCCAACACGCTGCGCGGCTTTGAAGTCGAAATGAATTTTGGCAACCATCAAAAGTTTTTCGGGTCGCCCAATCTGACGTTTGATTCGCACGGGGAAGGTTTCGTCGATACGATGCTAACGGTCACGCTGGAAGGCAACGCCGCGGCGAACGCTATCACCGATGAATGGGACTCGCGCGCTTATCGCGCGCTGCGCCTGCGCGTCAACGGCGACACGATCGGCAATACCAATTCGACGCACGCGCTGACGGTGGACATCTACGGGCAGTGGGAGGCCGTGACCCCGTTGGCGAGTGAAAGCAACAACAACAACTTAACACAGGCCTTGTTCCACGGCCTCGTGGACGCTTCATTGGCGAACGCGCTGGCCGTGACGGTCGTGACGAATACCAACACGGTGTAGAAAGGATCAAAAATGGGAGTGTTTACAGTAGAAATGTTCGTGTGGTTGTTTCTCGCGGCGGCGTTTGCGGGGCTGGGCTGGACGCTGGGCTGCTGGCTGATGGCACGCCTCTTGGGAGCATTGTTCAAATGAGCATCACGATTCCGCGCCTGACGCGTGATTTACCATTATCTGACTATGCGCCCGAAATGAACGGCAAAACCTTGAAGGTGTGGGTTAATCCCAGCCGCAGCGTGACGCGCCGCTCGCTCGCCTTAACGGCTAAAATCGATTTCTTTGGAGCAAACGGGCTGGAAACACCGGACGCTCAAAACACTTTTGAGATCTATGCCGAATTGCTTTCGCAAGGCGAGCCTGAGACACACGTCAGCGTCGCCGACTTGAGAGAAACACTCGAAGCCGATCCGCAGCTCTACGTATTCATCACGCGCCGCGTGTGGGACATTATCAACAAGTACCGTGACGGGTTGATAAAAAAACCCGTGACGCCGTCCGAACTCGACTGACCGATGATCCGATCGTCAACGACATTTTGACGGCGCGCGCCATCAACCGGGCGATCGGCACGAACCTCGCCCCGTGGGACATTGAACATCTGGACGAAGCCCTCATCGGAGCGATCTTGGCGACGCTGCAACCGGAGCATACGGCCTTGCCCGCGTCGCCGTTGATTGAACGGCGCAAAGCCGAGATCCGCGCCGCATACTGGCGGCGCCTTGGTTTGACACCGCCCGTGTATCACTGAAACGATCATGGCTGACTCTTACCTGAATCTCATCCTCAGAGCGACCAAAACCGGCAGCGGGCCTGCTGACGCGCGCCGGGAACTGGCCGCGCTCGAACGCGAGATCAAAGCCACGCACAACAGCGCCGTGCAATCGACCAAAGCCTATTACGGCATGGCGCAGAGCCTCACACAAAACTCCAGCAAGGCGAATGTGGCCCGCACGGCCCTGGGCGGCTTGCAGACCGAGATGCAAGCGGGGCGGCTGGACACGCAGAAATATGGCGAGGCGTTTGAAAAGACCGGCCTCGCGGCCGGCATCCTCAACAAAGCGGCGCTGCAAGCCTCGACGTCGATCAACAAATTGAATGCCGACTACGGCGCCGGCAAGATCGGCGCGCAGCAGTATGCCGATGGCGTGATGAAGGTGCAGCACTCGCTCGATCAAGTGGGCTTGAAAGCGAAGGCGCTGCAAGTCGGGATCGGGCTGGCGACGACGGCGGTGCTGGCAGGTGCGGCGGCCTTTGTCGATGCGGTGCGCACGGCGTCGCAGTTCGAAACGACGATGAACAAGATCGTCGCGCTGACCAATACCACCGAGCGCGAGATCGGCGGCATGACGGATGCCGTCTCGCAGATGTCTAAGGAAGTGGGGCGCGGGCCGCGCGAACTGGCCGAAGGCCTGTACTTCGTGGCTTCGTCGGGCTTTGCGGGCGCGCAAGGCTTGAAGGTGCTGGAAGCCAGCGCCAAGGCGAGCGCGGCGGGCCTGGGCCAAACCAAGACGATCGCCGACGCGGTGACCAGTACGCTCAACGCCTACAAACTGGGCGTCGATCAAGCCTCGCGCGTGACGGACGTGCTGATCCAGATCGTCAAGGAAGGCAAGGGCGAGCCGACTGAGTTTGCGGGCGCGCTGGGGCGCATCCTGCCGATCGCCTCGCAGGCAGGCGTCTCGTTTGAACAGGTCGGCGCGAGCATGGCGACCATGACGCGCATCGGGTTATCGGCGGAGGAAGCGGCAACCGCGCTGCGCGGCACACTGTCCGCGCTGGAATCGCCGGGCAAACAGGCGCGCGATGCGCTGGCCGGGATCGGCTTGACGGCTGATGAAGTGCGCGCCTCGATCCGCGATCGCGGGCTGCTGGTCACGCTCAAAGACTTGATGGATCGCACGCAAGGCAACATTGACGTGCTCGATGCCATTATCCCCAACGTGCGGGCGCTGACGGGTGTGCTGGCGACGGCGGGCAGCCAGGGCGAAGCGTATGCTGAAGTGTTGAAGTCGATGCAAGGTGCTGCCGGCTCAACTGAGAAGGCCTTTGCGACGGCCTCGGATACGATGGCTTTCAAGCTCAACAAGGCCGAAGCCAGTTTTGACGCGCTCAAGATCAGCATTGCCAACCGCGCGCTGCCGGCGCTGACCGATTTCTTTGACACGATGGCGAAGGGCCTCAATACGCTCGACCTGCTGGTAACGGCCAACCAGAGACTCGACGATGCGGTGCGCGGCGTCAATGAAGAATTGAAGACCAGCGCGCCGTCGTTCGAGGCGTACCAGGCGGGCGTGCTGGGCGCCGCCGTCGCCGCAGGCCAGTTGACGCAGCAGCAAGCCGATCTACTGGCGGCCGGGCAGCGCGTGACGACGGGCGTCGGCAATCAGATCGACTTGACCGATGAATTGATGCGCAAGATGGGCCTGCTGACGGAAGCGCAGTTCAACGCGGCGCGCGGGGCGTATGGCGTGGGGGGCGCGCTGGACGAAAGCGAGCGCGCTTCACGCCGCGCGGCTGAGGGAGCGGCAGCGGCGGCCAAAGGCAATCAGGCGATCGGGATCAGCGCTGCCGAGGCGGCGGCACAGACCGCCAGCCTGACGCAGGCCGTGGCTGTCATGACGGCAGGCTATGGCGGGGCCGTGCGCAAGGAGATGACGGACTACAACAAGAAACAGCGCGAATTACAGGCCGACGCCGACGACCTGATGAAAAAGATTCAGGCGCTGGAAGCCTCCAACGGACAATTGATCACCACCACCAATAAGGCCACCATGACGGCCAACGAGCGTCACGCGGCCGAGACGAAACTGGCCGCCGTGACGGAAGACCTCATCCTGCGCCAGCGCAAGCGCAATGAAAGTGACGCCGAATTCGAGGCGCGCATGTCGGGCCTGCAGGTGCAGGCCGATAAACTGACAGGCAAACTGACCAACGAAGTCGGCCCGGCCTACGTAGATAACACGAAAAAGATCGCGGAACTCAAGGTCAAGTACGACGAAGTGACCGGCGCGATCAAAGAAAACGCCGACGCACACGATGAGGCCATGAAGCGCATTGTGTTGGACATTGCGCAGCAGCAATTGGCGCAGGACGGCTGGACGAAGGCCGAGATCAAAGGCTTCACCGAAGTCGCCAAACAAATGGGCGTGTTTGATGAGAAGTCCGCCACCATGACGGCGAATGTGCTGCTGGCGACGGGGCAACTGGCCGAGGATCAAAACCCGTACACCTTCGCGCGCAATGTGCAGAGCGCGCTGGATGACACGCTGCTGCCGCCCGTGCGTGAATCGATCGGGCAGCTGGGCGGGATGCAAGCGAAGATCGACGCGCTGCGCAGCAAGACGATCACGATCACGACCGTCTTCCATGAGCAGAGAGCCGCGCCGGGCAGTGATCAGCCGTTGACGGGCGGGGCGCAGTACGGCGGGCAGATCAGCGCGCCGACGTGGGTGGGTGAAGCCGGGCCGGAATTGTTCTTCCCGCAGACGCGCGGCTATGTCATGGACAATATAGATTCGGCGCGGCTGCTGCGCGCACTAGAATCATTGGCGGGGCGGCAGACGCAGATTGAACATGCGCCTCAAGCGAACTTGACGCGCGGTGGTGATACCATCGTCATCAACGATCGCATGGCGCTGGCGCATTATTACGAGCAGCGGCGGCGTGAAACTTTGTGGCGCAGCAATAACCGGATGGGAGGCTAAGGCATGGCGACCGTACTCAAGCTGGTGCGCTGCGATCTGAGCGGGACGGATGTTGATTCGCTCGACTTGATGGGCGGCTTAGGCGCGGCGACGGGCATCGTCTTGACGCGCGACGGCTGGGTACAGCAGATCCCTGCGCCTGGTACAGACAGCGTAACTGAAGCGTTGACGCTGCGTGTGAAAGGTTCGAGCAACGACAACCTCGCGGCAATCATTCAGAACCTCGACGCTAAAATCAAACAGGTGCAGGATTGGCTGGCCGATCCGCACGTCGAGCGCTATCTCGTCGTCCTGCGCGTGAAAATGAATAATGAAACCTATGAGCGCCAAGCGTTCATTCGCGGCATGACGGGCAGCAGTGTGCCCGTCATGCAATTACCCGCGCAGTTGGATTCCGACATCGGCGACTACACGCTGACGATCGAGCGGATCGGCGCGTGGGAAGATGTTGCGCCGTACCCCAGCACCAGCGCGCGTAACGGGATCAATTTCTTAGGCGGCACGGCTGCCTTGGCGGAAACAATTCGCGGCGACGTGCGGGCACGCGTGCTGCGGCTGTCGGTCAGCCCGACGTCGGGCTACGTGATGGGCGCGTTCTGGTTCGGCTGGAAGACGAATCGCTTCGGCAATGCGGCGAACTTCGTTCCCGTGTGGTCATTGAAAGATGGCTACGGGCCAGACAGCAGTGACATGATGCCGACAGCGGACGCGACGGCTTACTCTGGCACACGCATGACCGTGACGTTCACCGAGACGCCCGGTTACACGGTGCGCACCTACCTCCCGGCCATCAACGTGACGCCGAACTATGCCGATCAGCGCGGATCGTACAGTGTGCTGCTGCGCGCGAAGATGAGTGACAGCAGTGTGGCGCGCGTGCAGATGCTGCACGGTTTCGGCGATTCCACAACGATTTACAATCCCACGTATAACTCCAAGAAGATTATCAGCGGCACGGCGTGGAAACTCTACGAGGTCGGTTCGTTCAACATTCCGTCGCTGACCGTCATGCCGCCCAGCACGCTGCACAATGCGATGATGGCGCTGGCGACCGAGCGCCTAAGCGGGTCGGGCGCGCTGCATCTGGATTGTTACATCTTGATCCCCAAAGATGACGGCAGTATCAAAGTCACGCTGCCGTATGACGTCGGGGGCACGGACGTCGTGTGGGTCAACGTTTTCCAACATATGAACGAAGACATCACCGCGTATGCAACGGAAGCGGATATTGTCTTTTATTCAGCGATGGTCGAGCCGACGCGTTGGGGGATCACCCCCCGCGATGACACGACGCGCTTGGTGTTCGCCGCCGACAGTTTACTTTACCCGGGCAACGGCAAGACGGCGACCGCCGACATTACCTATGCTTATGTACCGCGCTGGTTGACGCTGCGCGGCAACGAGTCATGAGCGATGGCTTACGATTTCTCGATCGGCTTATTCAATTCGATCAAGCGTGGCAACGCGCCGCTGCGTGACCTGACGCCCAATTTCTATCCGACCTGGACGCGCAGCAAGCGCGCGATCGGCGGCGACTGGCAAGGCACCACCACGCTACCCGACAAGCGTGACGATCGACGCGCGGGCTGGACACAGGATGAAATGTTGGAGTTCTTTTTGGAGGGGATGACGCGCGAGGTGCGCGAATCCGTGGGGGGTTACGTGACGTGGCAAGGCTATGTCGCGGAGATGGAGTTGACGTTGAACGGGGTGACATGGCGGCGCTCGATCGTCTCGCCGCCGTTGGCGAACGCTTGTAAAGCGGTTTACACGCGCCTGTTTGATAACTTGCTGACCAACGGCGGCGCAGAAAGCGGCGCGTGGACGGCGCTCAACGGCGCGACGGTGACGCAAAGCCCGGAATGGGTCAACACCGGCTTTTATTCGTGCAAAGTCGTTGTGAACGATACGACGGTGCGCGGCGCGTGCTTGGGCACGCCGACGATTGCGGCGGGCCTCGCTTACACGTTGACGGGCAAATTAAAGATCGTCAGCGGCGCGTGGCGCGTCACGATCGCGCGCGCCGACACGGGGGCGCTGTTGGGCGAAGGCCTGCGGCACGACGCCGCAGGCGAGGTGGGCATTTCGATTCATATTCAATCGAACAATACCTATGCTGGCGCGGTCAACGTCGAAGTGAAATCGCTCAGTGTGGCGGGCACGTGCTACGGCGATTCGTTCATCTTGCAGCGTGAGTCGATCCCGGAATCTGAAACAGGTTGGTTCACCGACACGGCGTCGATCACTGAGTTCGGGCGCTATGAACAGGCGGCGCGGCTGGTGGGTATGACCAGCGCAGCCGCGAACGCCGTCGCACAGGCCGATCTCAAAGAACAGGCATGGCCTAAGACGCGCCGCCCTAGCGACCTGACGAGTTTTGATTTCGAAGTGACGGGCAAGAAAACCGCGCTGGCGCTGCTGCTGCACGGTTATGCGCACACGCTGGGCAACAAGTATTGCTTGGCGGTAGGCACGTCGGCCACGTGCAGCGAGCAAGTCGTCACCATTCTCAGTGAAGCCGAGTTCGTCAGCCGAGGCACGATCGGCACGAATAGCACGCTGTACCGCATCGACGACGGCGCACCGATTCGCCACTGGCAAGCTCTGAAAGACATCGCCGCCGCAGGCGACGGCACGAGTGCGCGCTGGGTGTGCGGCGTCTATGCCGAGCGCCGTTTTGACTATGAAGCCGCGCCGACCGACATCCGTTACCACTTTCGCCGCGGGCGTTACTACGCCGGCAGCGGCAACGTGCCGCTTGAGCCGTGGTTTGCACAGGCAGGCGTGTATCTGTATATCGACGACGCCCCGGTTGGGCCGGGACAGATCAGTGGTCATTTCAGTGACGATCCGCGCATCGAATTCGTGAGCGAAGTTGAAATGGGACCGCCGACCGCAGAACAGCCGTTGGGCACGTTGACGATGCGCTCGGAGGTGTCATGAGACAATTAGGGCGCGGTGAAGACAACTACGAGTCTTTGAAGTTGCGGCAAGGCGTGCGTCTGCCCGCCTCGAATGTCGGCGCGATTGTACTGCCGATCGTGCTGTCTAATCCTGAAATGGTGACGGGCGTCGCGTTTCTTGACCATGTGCCGCGCCCGTGGTCGGTGCTCGTGCCGGGCGGCGGCGAGCTCGACTTGATGCGTTTCCATTTCAAGAATACACAGGCGTCTCAAGGCGCGTCGCAGTTCTACGGCCTCAAGTTTGAATTCGACACAGACGCGATCGACACAGGCGCAGCGTTGGCGCTGTATAACGAAGGCAAAAGCGACGCGATCTACATCAACCTGTCCGGCAAACAGGGCGCAGGCGCGCCGTGGACGGACAACAAACCGACCGGCCTCGCCATCGATCTCAACAAAGAGATTGCCAGCAGCGCCGAGCGCAGCACCAGCAGCAGCCAGCAAGGCATTCAAATTTTCGACTGGTCGTCGTTCAATCAGTCCGTGGGCGGGCCACGCGGCCTGCTGATTCAAAAGGTGACCAATCTCAACACCGATCATTTCTTGATGACGCTGCGCGCGAACCGCAACATGCAGCAGATGGTGGTGGTCGCGGGCGACGCCGGCTTCAACGGCGGCATGCCCGTGTGGCGGCTGGATGACGAGACGAGCGGCAATAACTGGCTATCGCTGGTAGCGCGCGGGGAGTTCGTGTTCAATAAGGACGGCGTGGGCATTCAATGGATCACCCCCGGCAGCAAGACGGCGTACATCCTCGCCTCGGTCAACGATCTGAAACTCAAGTCAGGCGGCACGGGCGTCCGGCTGGTGAATCAGGCCGACACGCAGACGGGCCTTTTGATGCAAGACAACTGCGACCTGGTGCTGACGCTCGGCAATCCCGCGACCAATGCCACGGCGGGCTTTGTGCACCTGCCCGGCATGGCGGGCGCGCCGAACGGCTCACCCACGACCTATAGCGGCTGGCAGCCGATCGCGCTGGACAAGACGAACCGCCGCCTGTGGTATTTCGATGCGTCATGGAAGCAATTGATCGGGGCGTTGAACTATACCGATCAAGTCATCGTCGATCCCAGCGGCGCCGGCGACTACACCACGATTACGGCTGCGATGGCAGCCATCTCGCCAGACAGCACGCACCGCAAAGTGATCAAGGTCTACGGCAACACCACGGAACCGGCCGGCGTGATCACGATTAAGGAGTTCGTGAGTATCATCGGCTCGAAAAAGGACACGCTCGTTTCGTGTGAAGGCTTCAAGTTCGGCAACGGCAGCGTACTCCAGCACCGCTGCGAATTGATCAATTTGTACGTCACGAAGTCGGGCAGCGGCGCGATCGGGCTGCACGTCGACCTGGGCGACGAAGTGATTGTGCGCGGCTGCGGGTTCCAGAATTTTGCGACGGGCGTCAAGATTGAAGGGGCTTATAGCGGCCTGATTCAGTTCGAGGATAGTTCGGTATCGGGCAGCACGATCGGGTTTGATGTGCAGTATGCGAGCGTGGTCAATGTGCGCGGCTGCAACCTGTATGACAACGATACGGTGTTTAAGTTTGCCATCGCCAGCCAGTTCAGCGTGAGCGATACGCACATTGAAACCTTCGACACGGCGATCTTATTTGACAGCGCCTCGGCGGCCGTCGTCGTGATGTCGGTGTTGTTTCATAACTGCCGCTTCCTGTCAGCGTCAGGCGGCGGCTCATACACTTGCCGCGTGGTCAAGAGTTACACCAACAGTGACACGTATGAAAATTTGGTGCGCGGCCTGATGATTCGCGATTGCAGCTTCTGGCTGACCGACGCGAAATATGTGATCGAGGTCGATTGGAACACGTATCTCGCAGGCGGCACGTCGCGGTTTATCGCCGCCTTGCACGGCAATTATATGCAAGGGGAAGGTTCGCCGCTGCACACGACGGCGTGGTTCAAGTCGGATATGTCCAGCGCGGGCTTTGTGCATCTGGAATTCGGCAACAATCTCGCCCCCACGGGCGTCGCGGTGCAAGACGGCACAGAGCCGCGAGTAACCGGCTATGCCCATAACGGGTTGAATGCGACGGCCGATCCGGGCTCGTCTTATGGCGGCGCCGGCATACTGTATGGTATGAATCGCTGGGGGGCAGCGGGCAGCGATACGCAGCACATTAGGCACGGGATCGCGACGCTGGCCAGCGGCACGGTGACGGTGAGCGAGACGACGGTCAGTTTCAGCAGCCGTATTATCTGCACGTGCATCGGACCGAGCGGGACGCCTGGCCTTTTGATCGTGCAGAATATCGTCCCGTCCACCTCATTTGACATCGTGAGTTCCAGCGGCAGCGACAACAGTAATGTGGCGTGGGTGCTGTTTGAACCGTGAGGGGGAGAGGGGAGGTTGGTAATTAGGGATTGGTAAATTGGTAAATTGGTAGATTGGTAGATTGGGAAATAAGGAAACAAGTAGATAAGTAGTGAAAATGGGCCGGCCCGCAGAGCGCAAACCTTGTCACGGGCATTATTGCGCTGCGCGGGCCGGGTGCTGCGAACCGCATGGTGGCCTCCCATACTTGCCCGCCGTTGGTCCGGCGGGCCATTTTTATTGTATCCGTTAGCGTGTAATTGTCAAGTAAGTTGGTAGACTATTGGGAAATTAGTAATTGGAGATTGGAGGTTGGTAGAAAGGGAAAGGGTTTTCACGGCAGCTGGTGGCCAGGTGCCGTTTCCACGGAAACAGCGGGTACGGGGCGCGCGACTGCGTTACTCTCCAAACGCGGCGCGGGCGGCGTTGAGGGCGCCGATGCCGGCGTCGTCGCGATATTCGAGCATGGTGTCCATGTCGTGGTGCCCGGTCTGGGCCATCAGGTCGCGCTCGGCGGCGTCGGCGCGCAGG